TTAGCAAGGGGAGGGAATTTAGTTCTCTCCCCTTGAATATTTTAGATTATAATATTGTGTTTTAAGTATTGTCTATTAGAATAAAAATGATTAATATTGCACATCATTCAATTTTAAATTTTTAGTATCATGGCTTGTAAAAAGAAAGCTCGTCAAGGTGGGGAAGTTGATAAAAAGGACAAACCCAAAATGCGTCAAGGCGGTAGTGTTGGCGGTAAGATGAAAAGAAAGAAGACGAGCACTAAAAAGTGATTGAAAACCAGGGGAAGGTGCTGATCGCCTTCCCCATTTTAATAACATAACAACAACATATTATGAGCAACAAGTTTATTAGCAAAGGACAGAGGAATGTCTGTGTGACGTTTGTGAAGTATTATCCTGTGTTGATGCAGGTTATTATGTTAGCCAGCATTTTTGATGAGTTTTATCCTTTTAGTATCACTAATTGGCTGTATCCGATATTAGGTCCTTCTCTATCATGGGACCTATTTCTCTTGGCTTTTTCAAGAATGTTCAGGTTTTGTATATGGCATAGGTTATTGATCTATAGTATGATTTTTAATATCTGTGTAGAATGGGTTACGGTTAATATTGAGATGCCTATTGAACACAATATCGTAGTGTGGTCTGTTATGGCTGTTACTCTTTTGATAATCATTGCCTCTATTGTTTTAAGGTTTAAAACAGGATGTTTTGAAAATGAAAGAAATTCTGACAGAGACGCTGCGTAAAAGCGGTGCGGCGGTATGCGATAAGATAAAGGAGATGTTTTTAAGCGGGGAATGCGATCATCTTACAGCCAACGATCTTGAGACATGGACGCAGCTTGCTAATCCGGCTAAGTACTATACCGGAGAAGAGGCTGTTTCTTATCTTAATGTAACTTCTAAAAGATTTTATGAATATCGTAAGGCTAAGTTGGTTCCTGATCCGGTTAAGATAAAGGGATTCCCTAAACCTTTATATACGAAAGTTATGTTGGATGAGGCCATAAAAACCATATCCAGCATGAGTGAAAGAGAGATTTATATGAGGATCTTGAATGCTAAATCAAGAGAATCAAGAGCAAAAGAAAGGAGGGGAGCATGATTACCAATGGTGAATTTGTATCAAGAGTTGTAAACGGTATTCATGCCCTTGACAAAGATTCGCATGTTAGTCGGAGATGGATATTGAATATCGGTAGAACTAAAGCCGAATCTTATACAGCACAGAGATGGGATGACGGAACGTTACTTGGCGACCACCGGCTCCTAACTTACGTTACTTGCCTGGAGATGATTGAAGTTGATAAAATAGTTTGCTGCGATGCCGAATTTGCGTTGTGTAATACACTTATGCGTTCAAAGCATAAGCTTCCAGGACTTCTTTATTCTGCCCTTAGACCGGCTATTACTAAGGTGACTAATGTAGATAACACTATATTTTTTAAGTTCGCTGAAATAAAGTCGTATCGCAATGAACAAAAAAGACCGTATGCTAAATACGTTAAAGAACGTCGTCCTTTTTATTATGTAGAAAACGACTATATTTATATACCGGATTTTCATATAGAGCTTATTAACGTAGAGTTCTTTACAACAAGAAGAAAGAAGGCGCTGGAGTTAATGGCTTGCGATCCTACACCTAAAGGGTGTGAGTCTGAATGGGAATACGAATTTATCTGTCCTATTAAGCTAATTGAGTACGTGGTAGCAGAGACGATAAAGGAAGTAGCGTTCAGGCTACAGATTCCTGTCGATGAAAATCCGAATCTTGATTCCAATCAGAAAAGTCAAATTGTTCAGTGATTCTTTTTATTGGATACCCGGCCATAGCTATGTAGCCACGACCGGGTGTTTTTTTTGTACTATTTCAATGCAAGAACAGGGTTTCCCCATTTTCTTTTCCATTTATCTCCGAGGTAATTTATCAAGGAATTGTAATCTTTGATGAAACCGTCATCAATAACAGAGGCTATGACATTCTCTATGGCTATTATATCATTGAGCTCATCCTTACTGGCAGTATTCCTTATCCCATCTTCATGTTTATTAAAAACAATGAAATTAATAGCTTTAGCAACTCTTTTTATACTGTCTTTCAAGTCATCCTTGTTTGGAACTATTCTACTTATCGCGCTGCACATCCTAACGTATGCATCACCGGCTTCGTTCCGGTTTTCTATCAATCCATCGGTAAGCCATATAACCACCTCAGCATAAATTTCTGGATCCATCTCTAATGCTATCATGACAAACAGATAGGGATTTACAAACCATTTTTGATCTACTCCTTTTCCTTTTTTGTAGGCAAGGTCTAATTTCCCAAGATCCATTACGCTGCTGATATTCAGGATATTATCTTTGAGTCCGAGATTCCTCCTACTCAATAAGTCCCTGTCATTCAACTTATTAAAAAGCTCGAAGCATCTCTCCCTAAAAGAAGAAGTTAGCATTATTTCGTTAATCCATCTTTCTTTTAACCCTTTTTCTTTTCTTTTTTTGTTCATGGCTGATACGGCGTCTGTTATACATATATAACCATCTTTAGACATAACAGACACATTCATTCCTAACAAAACTCGATCTTTTGATTGTAAAACTACGTTCGTTTTCATAACTTTACTACGTTTTTAAAATTAATACTTATAAGTCTACCTGTCCGTGAGGATCGGTAGACTTTGCAAATATAGAATAGTATTTTGATGCGACAATACGTTCTAATGTTAATTATCTGAAATGTATAATTTTAATTTTTGAATAATGAAAAGAACATCGATACAATCACCGTATTTTGTAGCCTACTACCATCGTCTTATGAAGAGAAAGAATGGTTTTAAGAAAGGCATGATAAGAGACAGAGGAGAGGTTTTAAGGCTGTTGTCTATTATATGGAAAACCGTATCAGAGCATTATGTGGAAGCTGATGCTGGTGTTTACGTAGATAACGTGGGCTACTTATGCCATGTGCTTATACCGGGCCAGCGCTTTACCGTCAGGCGGGACCTGGACATCGTGAGCAGGCTCGGCACCAACGGCTACCTCTACAACCACCTGGCTATGGATTTCGCAGACTCTAAAAGATATTACCATTTTGTAATACAAGATAGCTTGAAAAAGAAGTTAAGGGTTAAAATGAATAAAGGACGAAGATATCGATTTATGTACAATGAAATACTTGCTAAAAGAAGAGTGTTTAAAGATTTCCAGATTAAGAGAGTTTTCGAAGATAAAGAATTAGGACACAGAAAGTCGTAGAAAAAAAGTAGCGATCACCCTTTGTAGATACAGGATAATCGCTACTTTTGCATATCCGTCTACTTTCTCAAGCAGGCGGATACAAAAAAACAATTCCTATTATGGGAACAAAGGTAAACAATTTTCAAAACAATGCGAAGAACAGTAACATTATTTTGACGCAAAAATCCAGCGAAACGGAAACAAACGGGAGCGTAACAATCTTTAAAAATTCAGAATTTGGAGATATTAGAACCATAGTAGATCCAAATGGAGATGTGTGGTTCGTGGCTATAGATGTAGCTCGATCACTTGGCTATGCTACGCCTAAAAATCCAATAAAAAGACATGTTGATGAAGAAGATACCATTCTTTTGCAACTGTCTGATTTTCAGAGGGGCTCGTTTTGGGCTCCCTTGGAAATCAATGAGTTAGACAGCATACGTGTAATCAATGAATCTGGGTTATATTCTCTTGTTTTGTCATCAAAATTAGAATCGGCAAAGAAGTTTAAACGATGGGTAACATCCGAGGTTCTCCCCTCTATAAGAAAAACGGGTTCCTATTCTATAACACCGAAAGACTATCCATCTGCATTAAGAGCATTAGCTGACGAGATTGATGCTAAAAATAGAGCCATAGCCGAGAGAGCGCAAGCAGAGGCGGAGAGACAGCAGGCGATAAAGACCATAGAAGAGCAGCGTCCCGATGTGGAGTTTGCGGAGTCGTTCAAGAAAGTTGATCATGAAAACATGTGGTTGATTAGAGATGTGGCGAAGAAGCTTGAGCAGAATGGAATCATCATCGCCGAAAAGAATCTCCGTTTGTTTCTTGAGGAAGTCAAGTTCATGTTCAGGAATGGGCAGGGTAGATGGGAGTTATACAGTGACATTGTTAAAAACAAATTTGGTGTTTATCGATCTTATTTTGTGGATAAGTATTCTGGGGAAAGAGTTAATCAGCAAACCATCTACATGACAGGAGCCGGATATGAGGCTACACTTAAGGGGATAAAGGAAAAGTGTAGGAGCCTTTTCTTGAAGTATGGTAAGTTTGAAGATCCTAACTTTTGAAAATACAAAATAGGACATTAGACAAATTATTTATATCTTTGTGGAGGTCAGGTTCGTTTCCTGTCCTCCATATTTTTTGTTATGACAGTCGAAAATTATATCATAGAGTTAAAATCGTCTTTAAGATCATTTGACAAGCGTGATCTGATAGATGAGGTGTCCATCTACAAATGGGTAGAAATTGCCCTGAAGAAGTTTGGAGGTGATATTACTATGCGCAAAGAAGCGGTAGTGGATGTCAAGCGAGGGCAGGCCCGTATGCCTGGTGATTACTTTGATCTTATTCTGGCTTTCAAATGCGATTTTAAAGGATATGAGGTGCCTGAAGGTGATAAGGTGATACCAGAGCTTCAAAATACAATAGCTTGGAAAGAACGTACCGAAAGAAGCTATAGATGGTGTTCGTGCAACGAATGTTGTAAAGAAGAATGCGAGAAGGTGATAGTTGAAAAATTTTATATCAATGTTCATGATCGCGATCATGAAGTTCGTTGCTATTATGACCGGCCGGTAATGTTAGGTCTTGCTAAGCCTATGCTTCGTGATTCTTGTTTAAGTAAATGCCGGAATAAGGTAATCAAGGATAGTCCGTATGAGATAAATATCGTAAACGGATTCTTGTATGCTAATTTCGATGGTCCTATTTACATGCAGTACCGGTCTCTTCCATTTGACGGAGAATCTAATATAATTATACCAGACACGCCTCAAGGTCTGGTATTGGATTATGTGGATAATTTTGTAAAGATGAGATTCTTTGAGGAACTGATGTATAATGGAGAAGCGCAAGGAGCAGCCGATTTGTTTAAGTTGTATGCACAGCAAGATTTGGTTAAGCTGAAAAATGCTAAGACCGAACTTAAGATGATGGGTATGACATTAAAAGGCATGTACGAACCTCTTAGGCGGCGTCATGCCGAGTTTGAGATTTATTCTAAGGCATATCCTGTAATTGATAATATACTTAAATTGGTATGATTGAGGTAGTTTTATTTATATACTTGTCTGGCGTTATTGCATCTATGATTGTTTGGTCAATCAGGCAATTTAAAGGAGATGCGAGTTTGGTAGAGACAATGTACTGCCCGGTAGTATTTTTGTTGAGCTGGATATATGTATTTGAAATATTTAAAATGAAATAAGATGTTAGAGGTTAAAGCAAGCGAAATAGTAACCGCCGACAAAATGAGAGGCATAGGACCGGCAAACATCATCTTCACAGCCGGACCTAATCCGGTAGCCGAAGATCGTAGAGGCGTAGCTAAGGTAACGGCTGGTGGAGAGAGTAAGAACGTTACAATCACACAAGCTGCCGGCGAGCAGGTTGTTGTAATTCCTGAGTTCGATTATCTTGTTCTTAGGTACGGATGGGAATCGGAAGACGGTTCCGATTTTGATACTGCAACCGGTTTCACCAATACAGGCATCTCAGATGTAGATAATAAATACGTTGGATGGAGTAAGCAGTGGGCTACTACCCAACAACAGGTAGGTGATTACCTTGTTTATGGTGGTGATAACATGCAGTCCGGTCTTGAAGGTGCGCTTATTAAGATGAAGACCTTGCTATCAGCGCCTGGAATGGACGAGTCGGAACCTAATATCAATGCTGATATCTATGGTAATTGGTATGGAAATAGAGGGCGAGGAAATGTTGTTGTGTCTTTTACAGCCTACCTTGGAGGAGAGATGGTTAAACAAGGATTTAATTTCATTAATGAAGGAGGTACGGAAGTTTACTCCGACAGCATCACTACTAACGTTTCGGCTCATGGTGAAACCAATTACCAAAATATAAAAGGTTTGTACACTAAGATGGGTACGATGGTTTATAATAAGGAAAAGCGTGATTGTGTTATTGTTATAGGTTAAGGTGATGGAAGGTCTTTGGGATAAATACAATAGGATTAATCATGGTATTGAAAAATCTCATGTTTCAGATGCGTTTGTTATTTCTAAGAACTTTGATGCCGTAAGGTTAGGATACTGTTATAAAATAAAATCGATTAGGAGACACAACCGCCAAATACACAAACAAAAGGTTTTGAAAGAAGGAAAGAAGAAACTGAACCAAGCTCCTTTCGAAGTCTTTGGTTTCAGGTTATTTGACAGGGTTATGTTTGAAAACCGTTTTTATTTCATATACGGAAGACGCAAATCCGGCAGTTTCAATATCCGTGACATCGACGGAAAGACCCCGAAAGACGTTACGTACAAAAAATTGAAATTATCGAGGTTAAAACGTTTTATGATACAAAAGGTAACAGATTTAATAATATGAATAAAAATATGCATCATGAAAATATACTATAAATCAAAAATAGCTAAGTTGTTTACGTTCATTGACGGCTATAAAACAATTATGCTGTTTGGAGCCGTATTTACCGAACGTGATGCTATATCATTGAAGGCCGAATATCATGAAGAGGCGCATTGTAATCAGTATCATACAATGTTTTGTTTTGGTATGTTTATATCGCTGCTTACAATAGGATTATGTCTCTTATTCGGTAATGTAGGATGGTGGATGCTGTGGCTGTCTCTTATTCCGGTATTTTTATACTATGCATGGTATTTGATTGAGTACCTGATTAGGTTGTGCATATATCGCGATCATGATAAGGCATATCATAACATCGTATTTGAAAGAGAAGCCTTCGACTTGGAAAAGTATTGGAATAAGCATGATGTTTTGAGGAAGGAGTCGAAAGGATTTAGCTTCCTCGGTTATTATAGGAAGGAGTATCATTATGAGTAGGAGAAGATATTTTGAGGAACAGAGATCTGGTAATGGAGCTATTTATCATTGTGTGGAAACAGAAATCGAGCCTGGAGATAGAATCAGATTATTTAATTTAATGAATAAAATCAAATCCGATACAATTAGCCAGGATAAGATAAATAGTGTACTGAATCAGCTTAGAGAAGGAACAGCCTTTAATATTCATACTCAGAGTCCAGTTTCTTTTTCGTTTTCAAGCACCTCTACCGGTTATGAACCAATGTCAATAAGGATTAGATTTGACCCTTATCCTGCTCCAAGTGAACAACAGGGTATTATATACAAGTTTCAGATAAATGATCAGAGGTACGTTTTTATGTTTTCTAATAGATACGATGGAATGAGAGATCTTATTAATAATGCAGATGAAGATGTTGATTGTGTTACTTCTGCAACAGAGAGTAGTATATATCACAATGATTCTTTCTATATATTTGTGTGACATGAGGCGAAGATTTGAAAATAAAGACAGGGAGCTTGAAGATTTTATCATAAGGTTTTATCCAGCCGGGAATTACACATGGATAGTTCCTGAAGGCTGTTTTTCCGTAGACGTCTTTTTAGTTGGTGGGGGTGGTAGTGCCGGCAGTTCGTCATATACGCAAGATGGTGCTTCGGATGGTGGAGACACTAATGGAGAAGAGTATGGAATAATCAAAGGTCAAGGTCATACTACCAGAGATTTTGGAGAATCCGGCGGTAAAAGAAATGCTGGTGGTGGAAGCGGAGAAACCAATACCGGAGTAGTATTCCAAGGCGGAATATCCGATTACGATGAAGGATCTGGTACAGGAGGATCAACAAACGGATCCGGTAAAGGAGGCGGAGGTTATGGCGGCGGAGGAGGCGGCGTCAGATACTCTATGGTTTATGCTGGAGCCGGCGGTGATGGTACTGTTTTGATTAGGGGTAAAAGATATAAATAGTAAGTAGATGTTATGAGACGAAGATTTGAAAATGTTAATATGGTGATGGGTAATTGTTTCTCTCCTGTAATGGAAGGGAGTCAATTTAAATGGAATAATATTGTAGTTAATAGTCCAGGATATGTAACTCCAATAAGAAGAAAGAAATTCAAGATAGGTTTTGGAGAATTTGATTTATCCAAGGTTTTGTCTAATGTATCATCTAATTGTGATATTATGATAAGAGATAAATCTGCATATACATTTCTATTGTTACTTCTGTCTGATGATTATTCTAAATGCAGTTTGTTTAATAATCATCTAACAGTTAATACCCAGGATTTACCAAGATATATTTTTTACATTGATTCCGAACATAAGGAACTGTATTCATACAAAGACGGGGTTTTAGAAAGTAATGTGAAGATGATGGATCCAGTTGATAATTATTTCTATAATTATATTGATATTCAAATAAGAAATTTCAATGATAATCCTATCCCCTATTTTTATGTAGGTGTGGTCGATAAAGTAGGAGACTGAAAATGTATTTCTTTTCTTCACCTACTTTAGAAATCCATGATTAAATCTCTTTTGCTATCTTTGTGACAAACAGTTATTAACATGGCATTAGAAGATAACAGAAACATAGCGGTTCCTCAAACAGGTATGAACCGAGATCTGCATCCGTCGAGTCTTACGGATCAGCATTATACGTTTGCCTTGAATGCCAACATCGAATCCGAGGATGGTAATGTTGGGATGAGATCTAACGAGCACAGTAATCTTAAATGCATTGATTTCGATGGGTTTAAGGTTATTGGTTACAAGAATGATCTTACTTCGGGCAATATCTATTTTTTTATAACAAATCCTGAAACAGGCGTATCTAAGATAACTTATTTCAAGCCTGAATCCGATACAAGTATCTTATCCGATTCCGATATAGAATCTATGGTAGAAGGATCGGAGTCGTTGTGTTCTGGCATGAAGACCTTGCTGGAAGACAACGAGCAAGATCCGTGCCTTAAGTTCTCTATCTATCATCCTATAAAAACCATAGAAATAAAGACAGAGAAATGTGGGAAATGTATTTACTGGACTGACGATTATAATCCTCCCAGGTATGTTATTGTAGACAAGGCTCTGACTCCTGATGATGAAGGTGATATATGGTATCATTATCATGGGTATAAGATATGCGATAAAGAATACGATAGGAAAAAGTTCATGCAGGAGAATGGTTGTTTTCTGGCATGTGAGAAACTTAGGGTGTTTCCGCTACTGGACCAGCCATGCGTAGAGCCGGTACAGATAGAGTACGGGGGCAGCCTACGTGCCGGCGTGTATCAGTTTGCTGTGGCCTTGTGCGATGAATTTGGCAACGAGAAAACCAACTATACTTCATTGACTAATCCTGTTCATGTATTTGATGAGCAATATATTAGGATAAATGATGGTAAATGGGGAGAAAGAACTAATCTTGGTATAAGACTTAAGGTGTCTAATCTGGATAGGCAAGTCAGCCATTACAAGGTGGCTGTTATTCAGAATACTGTAGGATACAATGGCGAAACACAACCTGTAGTGGATTATTTTATAGAAGGTATTCATCCTATTACAGAGAAGACCATATACTATTATTCTGATCTTAATAATAAGAGGACAACATTTGAACATATTTCTTTAAAAAGAGCCATATATAATACATCAAGAGGAATAGTGTCAGTCGGAAATCGTCTTCTTCAATATGGTCTTACGGCAGAAAAAGAATGGAATTTGCAGCCTGTAGTTTCTCTTATGGGGCATTTTCTAAAATGGCAGGCATCGGTAGCCCACGAAGATCTATATAAGGATGGTAATGCTTGTTCGTTGTATGTGGGATATATGAGGAATGAAGTGTATCCGTTTTCTATCTCGTTTAAGACATCTACTGGTTATAAAACTCCAGCATTCGTTCTTGTTCCCCCACCTTCTGATAAGGCAAGAGAGGAAATGAACAAAGACAGTATCCCATACCAGTCTATAAACGCATATGCTCCGGATTGCTCAGGTGTTGATAGGAAATATGTATGGCAGTATAGCAATACGGCAGGAGATGGGGTATTGATTGACGACGATGCGGTTGTTATAGATGAAGAACAGAAAGAGTGTAACAACCCGGCTACTGTAGGTCAAACTGTTATAGTGGAAAGCAATTTCGCTACTTTTAAAGGGAAATCAAGATTTATTATCGATTATGATGATATTGTAGGAACCCCTATAAATTATTTGTCTGAAAATATAGGTCTTGTAGCTTGTAACAATAAGGAGAATGGAGACAATGAAAGACAGATATGCGATATAGCTACCAAATACAGAGAAGACGGAACACAGGATTATATGGAACCAATTGATCATATTGGGTTGCCAGAAATGGAAGGAGACTGCGAAGTTCCCCATCGTCAAGAATCTATATTGTCTGCTCCAGTTCCACTAACAACAGGCCTTGTAGAAGATTATATCTATAAGGTTCTTAGCGAAATGGAACACGTCTCTACAGATTATCTATATACCACAGGAGGAGAAAATCAGAATAAGTATTCTGTGTTGTTTAATTACGAGACAATGGATTCTTTATCTGAATGGATGGAGGAAGCATTTTTTGGGTATAGCGCTGGCAGCATATCAGGTGATGGCAATCAACACCTTTGTTCTGAGTTTTATCCATACTTACAACCTGGATCTGTTTTAAAAACCGTGTCTGATGCTATATACGTATTAGATACCATGCCTTGTACATGCGGATGTTATATTGAGAGTTATTGCTCTGATCCTACTGTGTCAAGAACTGATTATAACAACTTTCAGAATTATAATTATCTTCTTGGAAGTTATATTCTTCATATAGATGGATGGAGCCAAAAGATAAATGATGTAGGAGATTGGCGAGCCGGTAGATCTACCAGTACAGTCATAAATAATCAGTATAGATCAAAGAACGGACCCAGGTATTGTATTGAGCAATTTTGGCCTGAAGCTTCTGAGAAGTTGCAAGATATGATATATAAAAATTCGGATACCGGTATAGATGAAACTGATTGGAAATTTGAAGGGTATGTAAACAATGCTACATTTAATAATCCTACAGGGGATAAGCTTAATATTGGATTCGCATCTGAATTTGTGGTATGGAAGTTTGTCAGAAATGTAATGACAAATGCAAGATTTATTAGAATCAATAGACCAGAAGAGTGGGACATAGAAGGTTATAAAGACGAGAACAAAGTTCTTTATCTTGAAGCTCTTGGAAAGGTAGATGGCATAATGGATGCTGTGTCTACCAATTACGTTCGTGTTTCTTTTTGGAAGGATGTTGAAACATGGTCCCCTCTTGGAATAGTACCAGTTGAATTTGATAGACCTGAGTATGAATCATCTCATTCCGTTATTGTTAACATAGCAAGACCGGCTTTCGGAGAAATAAATGAAGAGTTTTTTGATTCTATAGGTCAAAATTATTTTTATGTTACAATAGAATCTCCTATTGTAGCAGTTCCTTGGATAATGACGTTTAGACAAATTCAATTTTGTTCTTATAAAAATTATGATACCCCAGAAGAAGAGGAAGAAGAAGGAAAGAAGCCTTCCCGTGCTATTCTTGGAGTCGCTTTTGCTACAGGTAAAACTATATATCCGTATATTTTTGGTATAAGAGAAAAGGAGGTAAATAAGATTGATTTGTCTGTGGATTCTATAACACTTAGATCAACTGTCTTATTTGCATCAAAATGTCAGACATGTGGAGATAGGCCCATCAATTGCAAGCCTCGTCCTTATAAATACGGGGATTTTGCATATTGGGAATCATCTGAGAAATATCCTGCTAATTTTGAACTTTATGATAGTAGCAGGATGAAAATAGACACAGGCAGATCTTATGGTGATCCAAAAAAATCAGAAGCTTATTCTAATATTATGAATAAGTTAACAGAATATTATGGTGCTCCTTTGTCAGACAAAAATGGATTATCTTATTTCAAGGGTCATTCTTATGGAGGGGTAGATACTTCTACCGTATTTTGCCAGCAACCTATACGTCATTACCGGTTTCCAGATAATAAGCATATACCATTCATGAACAGTGATGAACGTGGATATGACATAGCTTCTGAAATATATCCGGTAGGTATTATGGTAGATGAGAACACCATACAAGTGTTTTTGGATTTTGCAGTGGATTCTGGTTTGATTACGCAACAACAAAGAAATACGATTGTAGGATATGAACTGTATCGTGGAGATAGGAGACTAAATAGGTCGGTTGTGGCTTCAGGATTAGCCTATGATATGCTTAGATACATAGGAGACGATGGTAATGTGAATATCTATCCTAATTACCCATATAATGACCTGTCACAAGATCAATATAATTATACGTCTGGCAAAAGAGACGAGTTTATATCCCATCCTTTCGACAAAGGAGGAAACGTGTGGTATTCATTCTGTTCACCTGATATTTATTTCAACAAGCCAGAACTTCCAAATGAAGTATGTATAGACGGGTTTCAAAGAGGAATGTCTGTGGGCAGTTTCGTACCTGTAGAAGATCATCCAAAATGGACTATCTTAGGTCCTGCCGCATACACGATGGCTGCGTCGCTTGCCGCAGTTGAATCAAGTGCTACAATAGCAGCTATGATAGCAGAAGAGCTTCAGATAAGGGCGCAGTCTGGATACATAGGAGGGTCGGCCGGTCTTACCGGAGGAGGATTCCTGACTAATTTAAGTGTGGCCATGCTGTTTTCTTCAATGGTGTCAACCATCAGTCAGACTCTTGCTAAAGGCCCGATATTGTACGGTAAGTACCGTTATGATTGGCTTAATACGTTTATAAACAATGGACCAAGACGTAATCATGCATGGTATTATACTTCTGTGGGATTATATAATTCAATGATAGGCATAACAGATCAGGATAAGTATGAACGAAATTTTGCCCGTGGTTTATCTTCTGTTAAGTACATTAAGTCTGGCGTATATCCGATGATGGATGCCAGTATGTCTTCTAAATGGGGAACCGGTAGAAATGATAATGAGGGACGTTTCTTATTCGTTAATAATATAGATCGTGAATCTTCGTTATTTTTATCATTTGGTGATCCAGGTGAAAAAGGAGATGGTAAATCGAAATATTTATTGGAATATCCGAACTATGTTTACAATTACGACAGTAGCCGCATAGATGATTCGGTTATTGCTGGAAGTGATGTTGTAGCAGGAAGAACATTCGAGCAATCCAAAACAGTATCGTACATCTGTTCTCCGTATATGAGACTTATGCGATATAGGCCGGATCAATATGGACAGATAGAAGATATAAAATGGATTTCCATAGGCGGATGTGGCTTTTTCACTAATGAAAAGAAACTGATATTCGGTGGCGATACGGTGATAACCAGATTTTCATTAAAGAGAAAATTTCCTGTTTTTTATAATAGCGCTTTTGGTATTGGAGACATGATACCATTCCCATACATGGATTACAGAAATGTAGGGTATCCAAGATATTTTGTTAATTATGATACTGGAGAAGACGCTCTTGAGACAATAGATAACGAACGTTTCAATAGCTGGACATCATCTAATAAAGGAAGATACGCTTTTTATCCAAACAGGAAGAGCTTATACGAATTAAATGGTGACACATCCGGCAAGTACGTTAATGGAAGATTTTATACATGGTTCTATGGCATTCCTCAGTTCCTTGTAGAGTCTGAAATAAATTGTAATTTCAGATTAGAGGGCCCTCAGCCTCATGAACTATTCTATCCAAAAGTAGGAGATTTTGTTTGGTGGACACAAGAAAAGAACGTATCTATCCATAGGGATAATGATTACAAGATAAGTCCTATCTATTCGTCGAGGATGACACTAACACCAAATGTATTGCCGGCAACGTACGAACGTCGTTTTTATGACTGTGCTTACCAACGTCCTAATGGTGTTATATGGAGTAGGGCTGATGTATCTGAAAACAGTCAAACAGATCCGTGGCTGACGTACAAGCCTATGGACTATCATGAGTTCCCAACCAACAACGGGAAGCTTATTCACATGAAGCGTATTGAATCCGATCAGATTCTTGTTAGGTTCGAGGATCAGGTTTCACTCCATAACGCCATAGACGTAATCAAGGAGCGCACCTCCCCAGGGCAGGCCGAGATGGGCACCGGCGGTCTGTTCGCGTCCCGGCCTCTGGAGTACAACACGACCGACCTTGGTTATTCTGGAACCCAGAGCACTGAAATAATTAGTTCAGAATTTGGTCACTTCTGGGTAGATACTAAAAGAGCACAGGTGTTTATGACCGATCCTAATGGACGTAATCTTAAGGAACTTAGTGTAGGTATCAGACATTGGCTTAAGCGTCATCTTCCGTTTAAGATTCTTAGATACGGAATAACTAATATCTTAACCGGTACAGAGATGACAGAAGAAGATACGGATAATAAATTTATCGGTCTTGGTCTGTCTCTCGGATGGGATAACAGGTATAAGAGGGTGCTTATCACGAAAAAAGATTATATACCTGTTAAGAACCCGGCATATTATAAATATGATGGTGGAAGGTTCTTGTACAATGAAACAGAGGTGCTGTTAAATGATAAGGAAATATCCTTAAAAGACGAACAGTATTTCAAGGATGTGTCGTTCACTATCGGATATTCGTGTCTGAAACAAGAATGGATTTCTTATTATTCGTTCTGCCCTGACTATTATATAGAACAGCAACAATATTTCCAGACAGGAATAAACTTCCCGGCATCAGATGAAGAAGGCGGCTTATGGAGTCATTTACTGACGAATAAGAGCTTCCAGACATTTTACGGAACAACATATCCGTTTATATTAGAAGTGCCGATAAAAGAGAAATATAATGGCTCTACGCTGGCTTCTGTAGAATACGAGCTTGATGCAAGGAAATACGTCGATGATGTGAATTACACTCTTGATAGGAAAGTAGGTTTAGATACGATAACTATCTACAACGACACAAACAACTCAGGTGAAATTCATCTTGTTCCAGAAGAAAAGAATAATTTAGCGCAACGCATATCGTATCCGAAGATCGTAGGCGACCATACCGAGGTTCTGGATACTGAGGTATATAGAAGACATAAGTTAAATGACTTCTTCAACAGGGTTGACGATGACCGATCTGAAACACCTATCTGGATCAAGGACGATAACGATATAAATAAGTCAGTTAATCCTGATGCTCTTAATTTCAGACGGTCATGGCTGGATAGGTTAAGAGGAAGTTGGATGCTGATGAGGATAAAGAAAGTAATTAGTAACCGGAAAATCATATTCCAGTGGTTGATTTCTGAAGATAAGATTAAGAATAGATAAATTACAATATTTAACAAGTTGAAAATAAGTAGTTTTTATTTTGTGATTTAATAATAGTTGAATATATTTGTAGCGCCTATCGATCCATCGCGGACAGGTAGGCGCTTATTTATTAACAATAAAACGGTGTAAAATTATGAAAAGTAACGTATTATTACAATAAGAAAGTAGAGAATTATTAGGTAGAAACATTTCTGTTATGTCAAAAGATGGTTTTGTGTGTATAACAGAGGTTATGGATGTATTGTCACAGAAAAGAGCGGCTATGGGGTTGGAGCCTAAAAGACTCGACCATTTAATGTCTACGTCGTCTTTTCAAGAGAAAATGAATGCATTAATTAAAGAATTGAATATCAATGAATTGACTTGTACTGTACGATATCGTACACTCAAAGATAATTCATTGAATATAAGTAAATTAACTGATTTGAAGAAATACGGGATGGCATACAGGAGAGGAAAAGGAAAAGATCAAAAATGGTTTGTTAATCCGTATTTTTTCGTTATGATAGCCTTAGAGTTAGATCCTGAAATATATGCTAAGGTTATATTATGGCTTACCGACAATTTTATAGAAAATAGAAATATAGCTGGTGAAGCTTACATTAAGATGTGCAAATCTGTTTCCTCTTTAATAAAAAACAAAAGCGAATTATCTGATAAGATAAAAATAGTAGCCAAAGCCATAAATTTTATTGTTTTTAATAAACATGAAGATGGGATTAGAAATTTTGCAACGAAGAATGAGTTAAATGAAATAATATCAATAGAGAATGCAGTTGGAGCTATAATCGATGGAGAGTTTGTTCATTCATTCGAAGAATTAAGAATGTATTTAGGTAAAGAGTGGAAAAAGAGATGGGGTAATCCAATTATGGCTCTAAAATAATTTCGCTTCAATTGTAGTTTTCATTGTAACAATTTTAATAGCGTAGCCGAGGAAGTGCGTGAGTATATCTTCGGCTTTTTTTGTTTATCTTTGTTGGAAAACAGATTATTATGAAACAGGTATCGTATAAAAATGATATATGCCCATACAACATAAGGGTATTACTTGGAGCAGATGAAGAGTATATAGTAAAGACGTTCGCCAACCTGGAAGTAGAAGATCAGAGCTGGGATGGATGGACTGATGATTATGGTGGCAGAACTATTTTTGTAGGAAACCGAACCAATCACAGGAAAGAAATATGTTTCTTATTTCATTCGCTGTCTGACATGGATGTGAGAACCATAGGACACGAATGTCTGCATGGTCTTTCCCTTTATTGTAAGTATCTTAACATTAACTACAGTTTTGAAGCCGGAGAAGATGAGCATGCCGCCTATCTGATGGGATGGTTAGTTGATAAGGTTTGTGATGCCTACCACAAATTCAAGAAGGAGGAAGAAAAAGATGGCAAAGAAAATTAAAAATTACGTAAAGGACAAACAACCAAAAACATTATGGAATAAAATTGGTCCGTTTGTAAGACTTAGAGAATATCTGGCATCTAATATAACACCTGATGTGTATGCCAATGAAAGAGGATTAAAAACCAAAATAATGGAATTTTTTGGTCAAGATGTTCCGAAAGCCAATGTAGATGATTTTAGTCAGAATCTTTGGTTTAGATTCTTAAACCAACCAAATAACCTGAAAGAGGAAAACGGGATTGTTAGAATACCAGACAATATCAAATCCATTATATCTGACAGGATAAATGGTGGGTGGGAGAAAATGGCTAAAAAATATGGAAAGGAGCTTGATTCCTTAGATAATAAGATAATTGATGGAAAAGTTGCAGGCAAGGACGTATCTGACTTGGAGGAGTTAAGGGATGTAACAAGTAGGAAACTTGGAATGGTAGAAGAGGGTATAGATCTCTTAAAAAAAGCCAGAACCGGGGAACATCAGGTATTTAACGAATATAATTTTATACCGGATGCTTACGGAGATTTAAATGATTTATCAGGCTTATCAAGTTTTACCATGTACCGTGATGATAGAGGTAGGATGGTTGTGAAAGATAAGTACGATTTTTATAGAAGCGATCAACCTTTTGGTGTTGGGGTTGTTACTAAGACTCTTGATACAATAGGATATCCTTTTGAAATAAGGGATTATGTAGAAGATAAAATCCCATACGAAGAGAATGATCCAAACAAGATCCTGTTTAGATCCATTATTGATTCAAAGAATGATTTGGATAAAAGGATGGAGATAAGATCCAAAAAACAAGGAGGAGATTCTTCTAAGCCGGAAATAGATTGGGATTTATTCAAATCCAAATATGAAAATATGAAGCGTGTGGGTAAGGGTAAGCATCGTACTATGGACGTAGAAGGGATGAATATGATCTATGATGCTTTATATGATAAAGGTTTTAATCAACGCCAGATAGAAGCCGTACTTGGAAATATTATTGAAGAATCTGGTGGAAACCCCTACGCTGTATCTGAGGATGGAAAATTTAGGGGACTTTTTCAAGAATATTACAAAAGATATCCGCCAAAAGAGTTTGAAAGAGATAAAGAGAGATTTAAGAGCGATAAGCGTGGATATATCAACTATATGATAGACAGATTTTATGATCATGTTCAAGATGCTGGGAAGTATAGTATAAAAGATACTAAATACAAAAAAGCTATTCATGCAGTAAACGAATTTATGTCAGAAGATCCAGATACGGATTATTCGTATCCACTTGTATATGCTTTTGAAGCTCCATCAGATAAAGAAGGAACTTATAAAAACAGAAAGAGCGTATCAAATTTGATAAGTCAATCTTATGTTTTGGATAATGTTGATAAAAATGATAATACTATTGTTGATGCTATTCTTGGAATAAAAAATGATCTTGAGCTACAAGACTCTATTTCCACTACAAGAGGTGAAGCCTTTAAAGAAGCCAGGAAAAGAGGTCTTAAGGAATTTACATGGAATGGAAAGAGATACAATACCAACATCAAGAAGGAAGGTGGCGTAGTTGGCAAGCAGCGTGAAGCATATGAATACTTTACTAATAAGCGCGGCATGTCCAAGATACAGGCGCTCGCCATCATAGGTAACCTCATGGCTGAATCCGGCCTTAAAGATGACATATACGGAGACAACAGAACGTCATACGGCATACAGCAATGGCACAACGAACGCATGGATAAGCTATTCAAGCACGCCAAAAAGAAAGGACATTCTACACCCACATTCAAAGACCAACTTGAGTTCTTGGCTGACGAATACGAAGGGAAAACCGGATATTCTAATTTCTTGTACACAAGAAAAGGAAAAGAAGGACCAGGGTATTACAACTACAGCCGGCAGGATTTTATGAACGCCAATAACCTTAAGGATGCTGTAGTAGCTTGGAACCAAGGAGCAGGACGTCCTCATAAGAGTGTTATAAGAAATGATGATCGTTATGACTATGCTATGGAAGTTGCTAAAAATCTTGGTTTGGAAATTGAAGAAAATTCCGTATCTTTGTATGGTCAAATGGGATTCGGAGATGATGGAGAAATAGCAGCATCGGTAACACTTCCAGAGGTAGAAGTGGCAGCCGCCATCCCTAACCCGGAAGCCCAGTCCCAGGAGAGACAGTCCGAGGAAGAGAGATTCCGTACATGGACTGAAACGTATGGTAAAGACATCGTAAATCATTTACTGACGTTAGACGGGAAAAAGGATGGTGATGACAGTGATTACAGCATGATGTATAGACAGCATCAAAAAGAAAGCGAAGAGGATAAGAAAATGGCTTTGATTAATGCCGTGCTTCCCAATATTCAGCTTCGCATTAAAGGCGTCACTGATAATTAGAACAAGATTGTTTTATTTCTCATATTAATAAAGCGAAGCCGGATTTGAGACTCGTTATACGGATACCGAAGGTTGAAGAACGATATCAAGATAATCCGGCTTTTTTGTGCGATTTCGTGAAGGATGGAACTATCATCGCCTTGGTTGGACGGAACAGACCTACGTACTTTCACTGTCCTGACAGGCATGGGCGCCCGTCTCGCCTACTCCCTGCCTAATTCTCCACTGGCTACCTAATATAACTATTAACGTCATTCCATCACCTATCTCCTTCGTCGATAGGTTCAGTTGTTTTTAAATATTATAAGTTCTTTCGCATCGTTCCCTTCGGTCACGATACTCAATCTTTTCACACAATTAGGCAAACAATACAATGACGGAAAAAGTAATTTGTCAATCCGTTCACTCACTTAACTCCCTTCGGTCATTAAGTTCATTCACTGTAAACAATTATATGAATAAATGGTAAAGTATATAAAATAATACAAATAATATAATGAGTAAGATCATTGAAAATGGTCTTAATATTAAGGAAAACGGAGACTATTTATAGGCGTAGTTTTAATTCAAGATTTGTTGTCCCACTCCTGACGGTCAGGCGGTTACGCTCAGAACCGTTTTCCCGTCTCTTATCCAAACCGTCATAAAATAAAAAACCTTGTATCCTATTTCTCTCAAACCGGATACAAGGCAGTGCATTTTCTTCTTTTTATGTAAAATCATATATTTGCACTAAAAAACAAAAAAAACAATATGGAGACAAAAATAACTGAAATAATAGATCATCACAAGTTACACGACAAGCTCTTTAAGAAAGAGCCGGTCTCTCCGATAGAAGTTATATACAATAGCTTCAGCAACTTATGGTACAATGTAGTACGCCGCCCAGCCGGTCAGTGTTTAGGCAATTTGAGATATTTTAATCTATTTTATGACAAACATACTCATCATTTCTATCAGAAAGACAGGAAGTTGAGATATTGTAGTAATTTTATCATATCTGATTACTGGAAAGATAGAGTGCGATGTTTCATAGTTTGGAACTTTGGCTTTGGAAGATTTTTCCCGTACAATGACTTTATTGAGGCTATGGTTTATGACTATCTTCGATATGGAAGAAAGTCAGTTCCTTATTTTAAAAGCGTGCAAGAGGCTGAAGAAAAGTGCGTAAGGTTCTATATCCGGTCTCAGATAGATGTGCTCCGTAAGGAGGGATATGCCGCCTATAGAGCTAAGTTTAAAGAAGAATGCCCTCAGTATTTCATTGGAGACGATAGGACGGTGTTTAGATGCCTTGACAGCTCTTTGAAAAGAGAAGAGAAGATTGCCGCATGTGTAGCCCATAAAAGGGCTTTAAAAGAGAGGATTATAACTTCCTTTATCAACCATTTAAAGAAACATTCTACCACCTTATATTCGTGGTTCTCGTCAGAGGTAGACAGCGAAGGAAAGAATAGGATATGTCTATCTGACAAGGCTGTTTCGTATTTGAACAAGAGGTTGGTTCGCAATGGGTTAAAGGCTCTTTCTGCATCATATCTTTTTAGAACGTTTAGAAAAATGGTGAAGACCTTGTTTGGTTCCAATGTCAGGTCGTTCTTGAATAGCTGTCTGATGTCTGTTTCAACAGAAGAGATTTTAACCAAGTCTATGAAGAAAATAGTTTCCAAGACAGTGCTTTTTTTGTATAAGAGAGCGCTTAAGAACTATCGCCGGGCATGCGGCCTTAAGTACGACCCTGATTCTGGTGGTTTGTCTGTCGTATATGATTGATTTTTAAACGTATCCCATAACGTTGGATTTTCTCGTTCGTTTCTCTTATCTTTGTGAAAAAAGATGGTATGAGATTACGAATCATAAAAAATCGTCCGGTATTCGCTCCTGGTGGTAGTGTTCAGGATGTTACACAACAGGCTGATACGACATCTAATCCATATATTGATATGGACATGTCTAATGTTCCTGGTATGAGTGAGATAAATTCGGAAATAGATATGATGGAGGCAGGATTTGACAATATTATAGGTCCTGACTATTCTACTATAAAAATGCAAGAACCTTCTATTCCGACTATGAATGTAAGTAATAACAATATATTCGATCCTAAGTCTATGCCCAAAAGAACTATTGTTAGTGCTGATAAAGAAGAAAATCAATCAAATGAAAAGCGATCACAAGACGGGAATCCTCTGGATCCTATGACTGTTCCTTATTATTCTCCTGATCTTGGAGGTCGGGCTCAAATGTTCGGTACAAGTCTTGGTCGGATAAGAGCCGGTAATAAGGTTGGTGCTAATGTGGCTCAGGCCGCTTTTTCGGGATTGAGTCTTGGCATGGGTCTTGCTCGTAATATTATGGGGGCTTCATCTGCTGCGTATGCAGCCAGTAGGGACGAGCAGGCGGCGAGGGAAAAGCTTGCAAAAGAGCGCCGGCAGCAGTTTATCCGATGGGAACGTGAAGGTGGTGGAATAAACCTGGGTAATGGTCAGAAGATGGATACGTCCGATATGACTGGAGAATACATTTATCCTCTTCCTAAATCTATGGAGGATAATGCTAACGTAGAGATAGAGAAAGGCGAGTATGTACTGACTCTTGACTCCGTAGGACCTATGGAAGCCAAAGGGAACAGACATGAAGATGGTGGCACTCCCGTTGATTTGCCTGAAGCTCATATTATTTCAGATTACCGTACTATCGATGATGATTTTGCCTCTTACATTAGAGAAAATTACGGTATTAAGGCGACGTCAAAAGATACGTATGCTACACTCCTTGATCGATATAAGAAGAAGATTGGTTTGTCTGATAAGTACGAAGATCAGGAGCGTGTATATAAGAGATTAGAGAAAAATGAAGATGTAAAAGATAAAAATACATCTAATCTTAATGCTTCTATTCTTTCCAAGTACGTCAATGAAAACCAGAAAGAGATAGACGAGCTTGAAGCACAATTTCGTTCTTTTGCCGAAATCGTTTATGGCAAACAGGAAGAATCTAAGCGTAACGAGAAGATGGATGCTTTCTTCAGGGATGGCGGGGTTGTTGATCTGAATCAGGTAAAGAAACAAGCTAAGGCTTTTAATATTGCAGAATCAGATGCTAAGAACTGGATATATGACGAGTATGTTAAGCAAACCAGAAAAATGGCTGAAGGTGGACCTACTCAGAAGGAACTGGAGGAGCTTAGAAAGAGTGCTATCGGCTACAATAATCTTATCAATCAGTTATTTGGACGAACTCTTAATATGACTGTATCTGATGTTAGCGGTCGTGAGCAGATTCTTAATCCTGATTCCAGTGTCAATGCCAATCAGAATCTCCAACATAGAAGCAATTTAGGATACGGCAGGGTAAATGATAAGGCGGTATCTAATTTGCTCGACATAAACCGATGGGCCAACAAGTACAATACGGATGGTGATTTTGATACAGAAGGTTTCCAGAAAGGATACAACAGGCAATTAAATGCATTGTGGGCGTTAGCTGATGTAGGCGCTATTACGAATGCTGATGCAGCCAAGAAATTCAGAGATGAATACGGATTCTGGGGCCAGGACGCCGGAAGCTACGGAGGGAATCAGGCTTATAATTCATTTGCCGTAGATGATAAGTTTGGTCAGACAACAGCTACTCGTTCTTATTATGGGTTGGACGTTGTTTCGGCAGAGCAAAAAAGATTGTTAAACGAAAAAGGAATAAAGAATTATGTTGACTTATTTGGTGATAAATCTGATGCCGCTAAGAAGATTCTGGGCTCCGATTATAATAAGTTTGTTGCTTTAAGAGATAGTGGGTTAATGCCGGAAATAGACTTCGTTCTTGAGTCTGTTAAACCAGAAATGAAGCCTATTGAGGCCGGTCCCATAGCACCAGGCCTTACACCGCCTAAGATTGGATCTCCTGGAAGGATAGAGGTAAAACCGAAAGCAAGTACGCCTACGACTGCAACTGACACCGATACAGAGGAGGTGGTTGAAGACAACGGACCTAAAGGACAGGGCAGACCGGCGGCGTTCGGTCCTATCTTCCCGGAGATGCTGAGAACGCTCGATACAGGCTTGGAGATAGAAGGTCTGGAAAGACATCAGGCTCCGAGAATAGATCCGGTTCTTCAATCTGCTGATCAGTATATCAACGAGCTCAACCGCGCGACATCGGCTCAGTTGGACGCAGTAGGTGACGTGCCCGACTCCCAGCGCTCTGCTATTCTGGCTAATATGAACGCCATAGCCGGAAGCAATATAGCCAAGTACATTAACGAAGTAAATTTCAATAACGCAAGGCAAATAAACGAAGCTGATAGATTCAATGAAATGGCTTATGTTCAGACAGACGATAAGAACATAGCGGAAAGGCAACGTTATGAATCTGGGTTATTGAAGGCTATGGCTATAAGGGATGAAAATCTTGCTCGTTATTATGATAGCATAAACAGCGAAATACAGAATAAGTTCAATGTTCGTACATCGTTGAATACCATAGCTTCCATAGCTCCGAATATGAGAATGCTTCCAAGTGGTCAAATTATTTACGTTCAAGGTAATCAGGATGTGATGAATATGGGTGATTATTCTACACCTTACTTGAGAAGTTTAAATGAAGAAGATGATGAAATTAAAAGAAGAAGGAGGACCAAATAGTGGCTTCACAGTATAGTATTTTAAGGCAATATGCCCCGTATGTTAGTCCTTACAACATAGATCTTGTTAAGGACGTCATGATGTACAAACAGCAGAAGGTTGATGCTGCTCGTGAAAAGATCTATACCCAGGTAGATTATCTTATGGGTCAAGAGATAGATAAGCCTGAAGCCCGCGCTTATATGGAAGATAAGATGTCAGGTGTGATTGCTAACATCAATCAAAAATTCAAAGGCGTGGATCTTTCTTCTGATGGTGTTACGAGAGCCATACAAGGAGAGATAAGTTCGGTGTTGGATGATACGGTCATTAACGCTATTGCCGGCACAAAAGAAGGCAAGAGGGTTATGAAGGAAATAGAATCTATAAAACAGAATCATCCTGAACTTTATTCTCCTATTAATGAATGGCATGCTTTGGATCCTTATTATAAATGGAGGTCAGATGGTAAAGCCGGATCGAGGTTAGGAGGTCTTCATTATTCTCCTTATGTCGATTATACTAAGGAGATAAATAAGTTGGTCAGTGACTTTAGGAAAAACAACGAAGGCAAGAAGATTCAGACAACAGAATATGATGTTAAAGGTAATCCTACTGGTGGAATCATAGAAGTCAACGTAGATGAGCTTACTGATTCCCAGATAAGGAATTTTGTGTCTGCTAACTTATCTGAGAACATGAGGAATCAGATGAGAATAGAAGCATCATACATGGCGGCTACCAATCCGGTGTTTAGTAATCCGGATTTGGTTAGTCAATACATTGGGTCTTATGTAGAAAGATACGATAGACACATAGGAGCATTGGAAGCAAAAAAGAAATCAGTAGGGGATAATAAGGCTATTATTGATCGTATTGACAGTCAGATACAGGAAGCTAAAAATCAGAAAGCAGAAGCCAAGAGGGAGGCAGATATGATAATAGCTTCATCAGATCCGGTAGCGGCTGCTAATTTTGTTGTTACCAATAATCTTTTCGATAAGATGACTGATGCATGGAGATACGACAATACAAGTTTTGAAAGGAAGAAAGATGATCTTTATTTTGCAAGGTTGGCAGAGGATAGGGCTCAGCAAAAGTTTTTGACTGATAATGCTAAGTCTATGGTTGAAATATCGTTGGCAAAAGAGCAACTTGCTCAGGCTAAGATTGAAACCGAATACATGCGTACTTACGGTTCCAAGATGGGTACTGAAAGCTCATCCGGAGGCACAAGAGGAGCAGGCGGTGTAGGAGTGCCGATGGCTCCTATGGACGGGCCTACGGCTATCAATTCCGGAACGGGTAAGATTGGGTCTATTAATTTGGCTAATATCCCTTATGAACAACTCACATCCTCTTCCACGGAGCGTAGAGCAAATTTATTGAAATTATATAATTCATTATCTCCTACAGATAGAAGCAATATCATTGCAGCATCATACGAAGAAGAAAAGTCTGATCCTGGTTTGTATGCTAATATGACTCCTGAAGAACGGATATATTTTTATTTAAAAAATAATGGAGGTCAGAAAAACGGATATTTCGGACAAGGCAATAACAGATTATCTGAAGCTTATGATGCTTTACTTCTTTCTGATTCTAAGGCAAATGGAGCCACAAAAGCTATAAATGACATAACTGATTATCAAATAGATAATATAGTTACTGAAAAAAATAAGGATATTATCAGGAAAGTTCGTAATGCTAAGCTTATGAAAGGAAATTCTTTTATAAATCTTACCGATACAGATGATAAGGCTGGAGCTTTCCTGCTCGCTACAGCTATAACAACTGGTGTATCTGATGCCGTAGGGTTTAGAGAGTACATGATGGACCCTTCAAGAGGCATAGATATTCTTAGTGCTATATCTCCGTCATTAGGAGCTAAGGCGAGTGCCGGCAAGTTAGGGAAAAACATATCTGATGCTATTACAAGCGAGAATAATGGTTCTTCTACTGGTACGTTGGCTCTTATTAATGGAATGAAGAAACTGAATGGCGATCCTGATTTTAATATATCTGATTATATGACCATAGATAAGGACGGTGATATAGATCTAAAAGATTATCAGGAAGGGGAGCCATTGACTATTACCCAGCTAAGATATGCTGAGAAAAATAGTAGGGTATCTGATATGATAGCGGGTCAGATGCAGGATGAGATAAAAATGTCTGTATCTCCTGATCAGATTTCTGATAAGTTATCTCAGCATCATTACCTTGATTCTTACAAAAGATACAATTGGAATGCCGATTCACCGGAAAAGTCTTTGCAGAAGGCTCAGTTTAGAAGATTGTCTGGTTACATGGCAGGAAAGGTAAACAATCTGGATCCTACTGCTATTAATACCATCAATATGGACGCCGAGATAGATAATGGCACTGTCAGAAGATTTTTGACTGCTCAAGTAGGGTCTGGTAAAAACTCTTATGTTACAGAAAGGGTTGAGATTACGAATGATGAACTTCTTAAGGCAGGTATAGATCCTTCGGTCGAGGAGCGTAATTATCCGGTGGATGGTTACAAATCAAGTCTTGGAACCTGTGATTTTGTAGATACCGGAAAGAAGGAAGGTTATTCTTATGATAAGTATCTTATACGTAATGGCCTTCCCCGTTTGGCTTCTAAGGCTGATGTTAAGAATGATCTTTATGATATAGTAAAGGTTCATGGTTCTTACCTTAAGCCAGAAGAAATGAATGTTGTTAAAACCCTTGTTGATAATTTTATTGACATGTCTGATAACATATCAGTTCAGTTGGAAGGAATGGATGATAGGGGTTCGAGAGAAGTAGCGGTCAATTTCTATGACAAAAGGACTAAAAATTCTAAAAATCCTGCATTGTTGTTCTCGGATTTTGTTCCTTTGGATCCAGGTAATGATGAGTATGCGGATTACTGGAATAACATTCACCAGAAGTGTCCTCAGTACTTCTTTGTAAAATACGTGAAGGAGGCTGTTCAAGAACGTCTTGATCAGATGAGAGATCCGTATATGAGAGGAATAAATATCACGCCCAACATGAATGATAAGTTTAGTAAGTTGAACGATTTTTTGCAGAAAATTTATGGCTGACAATAATATAGATAGATATAATCCTGCTGCTAAAACCACTTACGAAGATGTGGCAAGGCAAAGGAAATTAGCCGAAGAAGAGAATTACACTCCGGCTACATTACCAGAGACGACAACGCCTCTGGTTCCTAATTATATGCCTGGTGAAGGTGTGTATGCCCAACCTAAATTTCCGGATTACGCATCAAGGATAGCTGCTGCCGAATACGAAGAACCGTATATAGCCAAGGAGATAAGCAACAGCTACTCAGAGGCACTGGCTCGTAACAGCTACAGGGGGGCTACACCTGCCCCGCTGCCTCTTAATCCCTATGGACCGAAGGTAAGTATCCGTGAAAGTCATCAGATGGGTAATGATGGGGTATGGCGTACAAAATATCCCAACTATATTCCGGGTATAAACAATGAGGATTATTATGCCAGAAGACAGAGTGGATGGAGTAAGTTTTGGAATGGTGTAGGTAAATTCGCTTTAAAGTCTGCATTGTACGGTGCACAAGGAGTTGTGTCATTGCCTGACAAACTTATCAATATGGCATCTGAGGGAAGTTACAAAGCTGCGTTAAACACCAACATGGATAAGTTTGTAGGTGATCTTGACCAGCAAATAGATATGCTTCTTCCCCATTATTACAGGAAAGAGGTAGAAGATTATAATTTCGGTCAGAAGCTTTTTAAGGATACCGGTAATTTCTTATGGAGTGACGTCCTTGGTAATGGAATGTCTTTTACTGTAGGAGCCATGATATCAGCGTACATGACCGGAGGACTGGGAGTTGGTTCATTAGGTAATATAGGCGCCAAATTAGGCGGAAGAATCGGAGCTAAGTTAGCAGCAAGGCAAGCTGCCAATAGGGGCATAGGAAGCCTTAAAAGTGTGTTTAATGACTATGTAAGAAAAGGAGTTGCTACCGGAAGAAATGTAGGGGAGGCGGCTAAGACCATGACGCTGTTGGCTACCAGTGCCGGATTCGAATCATCGGTTGAGGCAAATTCTTTTATGAAGCAATCCGAGTCTGATTTCAAGGATTATTATCGTAAGATTTATGGTCGTGATCCTAATGCAGAGGAAATGGCTGTTTTTCGTAATTCTAATGCTGATGTAGGTAGTGCGATATTTGCTGCCAATATGGGTATAGTAGGATTATCTAACTGGCTTCTTTTTGGCAAGTATATAGGTTTAGGAGGCAAGGCTATACCAGGGTTGGAAAAGAAGCTCAACAAGCATTTATTTGGATTAGGGACGGAAGTTGCGAAGCCGGGAGAGATGGCTATTAAAATAACTAATCCCAATATAGGGCAGAAGATAGCTGGTAATGTTTTCAATATCATGAAAAGACCTGTGTCCGAAGGCTTATGGGAAGAAGGGTCTCAAGGTGCTGTACAGAATACGGCTGAAGAATATGTTAAGTCAAGATATGACAATGTGGCTATGAACGGAGCCGTCGATGTTCTTGATGCTATTTCTGAAGGATTTAAAAAGCAATATACATCTAAAGAAGGGTGGACTGAAATAGGAATCGGTGCTATTATCGGTTCTTTGTTCGGTATGAGGGAAGGCTTCTTTGGAGTGAAAGAGTATAGTAATAGTCGGATATTGCTGGAAAGGCAAGTAAATGAATATAACAAAGCATCTTCTAATCTTAATACGGCGGCTTTGAATACGTTGAAAAAGTCAATGAGTTTAGGGCCTCAAGTTCGTTCCGATGCTCAGTCTATGACCGGCAAGGAGCTTGATGATGCTATGTTTGAAAAGATGTCTATTGACAACCAAATGGGAACCTTAGAGGATTCGGCTGAAAATTTCAGGCAGATGATTGATATGATGCCTATTTCAGAAATAGCCGAAGCTAACGGAATGTCTTTGGAAGAGGCAAAGAAATACAAGGATTCTATTATTGATAATTACAACAATCGTCTTTCTGATTTCAGATCTACCCAGAGTTTTGCCGAAGATCTTATAGGTGATGACTCTAAGATCGAATTTAGAAAATACGTAGCTCGTAATGCCTTCCTTGGCCTTCAATCAGAATCAAGGATGAAAGACATAGCTTCTGTCATAGAAACGCTTTCGGGGCAGCCTCGCGTGGCGGATGCGCTAAGTACGTTTTCCCGGCTGTCGGGCAGGGCGAGGGAGCGGGCTATGGCTATTCGTGGCATACGGTCAAGAATAGAAGAACTTGAATCCGAAATAGAAGATCTTGCCACCCGTCCTCGTAACGTAGATGGAAAAGACCCACAAGCTGAGTCCATACAACGAAAAACCAAAGAATTGGAAGATCTTAGAACCAATTACAATAATTCGTTGTCTGAGTTATCAACGTTAATAGGAAAAGAGTTTTCGATAGAAGAGTTGGTAAGTAAAACCGGATCTGTTTTATCATCTCCTCTTTCTCCCATAAGTTCACAAGATGTAATAGAAGCCTATGATACTCTTGTGGCTTTTGATGATTATTTTAATGTAAAATCAAGACAGGAAAAGAAGTTTACAGCCAAAGACAAAGCCATGAGATCCTTGGTAAATGAATACCGTAGGAGTTTGATGGACTATAGGAATATGAATAATTTCTTGTCTAAGATGCTTGATAAAAGATTCTTAGCTGAGGAAAACAGGGGATTTTCAAAAGCGCTGTCTTCTCTATGGTCTACTCCTTATAAGGGGGATGACAAGGTTCCTGATTTTGCAGAGCCTAATAAAGTCGGTGAATATGACACTGATGAGGTAGTAGATCAAGCTGTGTCAGAAGGTAAGATTTCGGAAGACGAAGCTTGGACTATTAAAGCATTTATGCATGCTCTTGATAAAGTAAGAGAAGATAGGATGAAGGAAGCGGAAGATAATATAAAAGAGTCACCGCTTACGGAGTCTGTATCAGATGAAGATTATGAGGCTGCTATGGATAATCCTATTATGGTTCCGGTAGTAAGGCAGTCTATAATTGATAAATTATATACAGGGAATGCTGATCTTCTTACTGCGAGAGAAAAAGATGTGTATGATAAATACAAACAAGATTTTGATGATTATGTGTCGTCTTTAGGTGACAGCCCTATTAATCTCATAAAATCATTATCTGAAAAGGCTGACAGACTTACAAGTCCGAGATCAGTATATGAGGAAAATAAAGCTATTATTGATATGGCTAAATCCAATTTAGAACCAGATCAAAGGAAGGAACTTGATGATGCTATTTCTTCGTATGTGGATATAATGAACAGACGGGATAAAGGGGAGAAAGTTGATGAAGATAAGCTTGCTGATTCGGTATTTACCATAGAAGATCTTGGTCAGGCTGGAAACATCACGGATCTCCTTCCTTATATCGAACAAAACAGGATTATTGACAAAGGTCGTATTTCTGAATCTACATTGAGTAATTTTGGGGAAGATGATACTAATATAGATTCTCTTGTAAATGAGTTAGATGAATCCGATAATACGCCAGGAGCCAATATAGATAGCGCCCAGAATCCAGAGACGTTGATGGTGAGAAGAATCTCCAATGACGGCAATGAAAGGTATGAAATTGCAGGTCTTAGAGCCGATAAATTTATGTCTTCAATAAAATCATTGGTTCCTATTCAAATAAGTTCTGAAACGAACGCTAATGGGGCTAAAAGGTATTTCCTTAACATAGGTGGAGAAACAGCTACCGTGATAGAACTTCCTTATCATGCGAGATGGTCTATAGACAAAGAATCGGCTCGTATTCTCAACCGTTACACAGATGTGTCTATTCAGGACGTGGGTAATTCATATTCTTTGGTTTATAAGCGTCTTGATTCAGACGAATTGGTTCCGTACAGAACAGGTGTTGGATTCGGAGAGAATGAAGTAGATAAAATAGATCAGGAAGCATTATCTTCTTTGAAGAAAGGAGATAAGGTTAATCTTGAGATAGATGCAAATGATACCTATAATCAGTCTCTTTTTGCCGAATACAATGATGCTGTTCAGTCCGGTGATAAAAAAAGAATAGAATCTGCTGAAAATAAGCTGGTATCCAATATGGTTATCAAGGTCATGAGTGGAAACAGATTCGTTTCTGTTGTTAAAGCTGACACGGGTGGCATAGATGGTATAAGTAAAATAAGAAGAACGGCTTTTAACAAGTGGAAGAAGGATGCCGGCCGGTCGGCCACCATCAACGTCGGCACGCATGTTGTTGCCCAGACCCTTCCTGGAAGACCGGTGTTTAACATGAGAGTAAACGGTCAAGGATATGGTCAGGTAGAAAATCTCCCTATTACCGAAAAAGGAGCTGAAAAAGTATCTGATGTGGGGTATGTCTTAAATGGCAAAGTCGTGCTTAAGAACGGCTCTAAATACACAGGCTTCCCATTTGCTTATTCTATATTAAATGACAAGGGGAATAATTACAAAAATGTAAGAGTTCCGGTAGTTGTCATCAAAGGCAAAAACGGTCTTAATTATCTTTTCCCGGTTAGTCTACGTTCTGTGGAATCAGAGGAAGGAAAGAAATGGATTTCTTTTATAGATATGCTGCTTGAATCCGGTGACTCTGAATTGTTACAGATGGGTCAAGATGACATACAAGATCTTAATGCGTATCTAACCAAGTTAGGTCTTGATCCAGCTTCGTATCAAGTATCGTATTTGAATCCTATTTCAGGTCTTAGAAAAGCTCGTGAGGCTATAGAAAAATTATCTACAGTTCCTGATGTTGTTAAGTGGGTAGAAGATGAAAGTAGGAGTGTGAAAGACATTGTGACGTCTGAAGTAGAATCTGGAATAGATTTCGAAGGTGAGATGTTTGTTGCTCCTAAGATCAGGATTCAGTTTGGTAAATCATCTTCCAGACCTAAATCACTTATAGAAGATGATCTCCCTTTCTCCGATGAGGGTAAGACCGTTACTTCCAAGGAAGATGTGGATATTTACGAAGAGGAAATGCCAGAGGAAGACCCTGTCCGGGGGACTCGGCCGGCGCCATTAGCTCAGCCGGCTCCTGCGGCACAAGATGCGCAGTCTTTACCTGGCAAGAAGCGTACCTCCAGGAAAAACTTCTCTCTTATGTTAAACGAAATAGAATCTCATATAGAAAAAGAGGGATTGCCGCCTTATGCTAATATTTTTGATTTTATAGCAAGGAAGATTGTAGGAGGTGATTTGAGGTTTCTTCGTGAGAGAGGTAATCCTAAAAGCCTTAAGGAGGAAATGGGATTAGAACCTAAAGGAACAGTAGGTGATAAAATATCCACTCCTTCTAAAAAGGGAGGTAAGACCTTAGAAGAATATGTTTCTTGGCTTTGTTCTCAAACGGATCAGGTGGTGGTTGATTATGTTGGTCCAAGATCTGACGAACAAATTATATCAGAGTTGAAAAACTTTTTGAAATATATTAATTTTGTTCCAAGCAAGGCTTTGAATTATTCTCTTAGAGTCAATGGCATGGATACCCTAAAAGAATATGGCACAAAAGAGGAAGTAGAAAAAATGGAATCTGATATCAATAGTTTGGTTTCTAAAGTTTTGCCTACGGTGGACAACCAAACTATAGAAGATGTTTCTACTGTAATAAAATCAAACAACTTGCCCGCCATATGGGGGCCCGTGGAAAGCCTTGATATGACAAACGAGGAAAAAATAGAGTTTTTGAATAACGTAGCAGATTTCCTTAGCGGCATACCAGAGTATGATGCTGTCGTGGAGTCTATAGAGTCAGAATCAGATAATATTTTAAATGATGGAAAAGAAGGAAGTGCAGAAGGCGGTGCAGTACGCACTGAGGAAGATGGCGATAAAAAGGGAGATGGAGAAGTCGAAGGACAATCCGGAACAAATGTCGAAGTTAAAGGAAATGTCGAATTACCTGGATCTCAAGAAGGAAGAGTAGATAACTATAGGAAGAACGGAGATAAGTTTTCTGACATTTCTGAAGTTACCTTATGGTTACTTAGAAGGGCTGCCGGCATAACCTCTATCCCGGAAGGAGAAGAGGTTTATGTAGAGGGAGATGAGGTTAATAGTATTATGACCGATATGGAATCAAGGTATGGTATAGACACCATCAATCACTCGCATACGACTAAGGCTATAAGGGATCTTAACGGCGTATCAGGTTATAAAGTAGAATACGGCTTAACCTTTTTAACATACGATCCTTTTATTAGAATATCCAATCCAAGGAAAGAATCTAAGGCCGAGAAAGACGAACCTCGTATATCCGAAGAACCGCTTACTCACATATCAAGGGTAACAACCCCTTATTTCCTGTACGGCGGTGATGAAGCATATACATCTGTTCCGGCTAAGGTAGAACCTATACCGGAGAAGATAATGGGTCGTAATGGCATTAAATTTGGTATGAGTGTAGTCGAGTTAACCAAATTAGGGTACAAAAAAGCTGGTGGAAACTGGATATATAAATTCTATATGAACTCAGGTGTGTATGATTTGTATAATATCAGTACCGGTGAAGCGTTTAGGGCAAAACCGGATCTTGGAGTTAAGATAAGTTCCAGTGCATTCATCCGCTCTTTATCTCAATCTGGTAGAAAAATACAAAATATGATGAGTAATATGAGCCAGGAAGAGATAGATAGGAATAAGAATCTCGTAGAAGGTTCTGATAATTCGGATTCGATAAATGAGTTAAATAAGGAGTGTTAAGTATGAGAAGGAGATTTTTTAATGCTGCGGATAATTTCGTGGGAGGATGTTATAATAAGTTATCCAATGAAGATATAAAAAGGCTTGGAGGAAAAAGACCTTATGTATGTCAGTTTAATAAAATTCATATACATATAGGACCTGTATTAAAAGATCATGATTCTGATGTTAGTTACATAATGTTTAATAGTAATTGGAATTATGGTGGTTATGAATCTATGGTTTATAATCATAGCAATAATGGTATTTTTATATTAGGTGAAAACAAAATTGGTAACATAGAAGATCATATACAAGATCTAACATATTGGTACGAATATGATCCAAGCATTAATGAAAATTATTGTTATTTTTATTATGAGGCTAATAACAGCGGAAATGCTATCAAGTTGAATGGTGAGTTTGGTGATACCAGTACTGTTTTCAACATTCCCAGCTTGGAAGTCTCCACTCTTCGTGATGGCAGTTTGAGTTTTCCGGAGATTTATATAGAAGGAATTTGGGATCCGTCATTGTATAAGTCGGTTTTATAATTAACTTTGCAAAAAAGTTAATTATAATGGGTGTCAAATGTCAGATAGAAAAAAAGGAAAATGAAATAAAACGGGTTAAGGCTCCTAACGGGGAGCCTTCCGTTCTTTACGAAAGTGCTTTAAAAGTATTAGGAAACAGCGAGCGGGCTCTTCGGGTATGGGCTAAGGCTTACACTCCTGGTTTTTTGTCGTATTATGGTCATTGGAATAACCCGGCTCCAGGGGAGATGTTTAATACCGATCCCAATGGTGAACCTCTTTTAGAAGACGTGCTGTCGTATATGAAGCGTCAAACTTATTTTGCCGATCCTCTAACGGATCAGGATGTTAAGGATGTAAGAGATTTTCTTTTATCTACCTATGGTGTTTATACGGCACCATCATTATCCAACATCATTCTTCATTATTTTTATGTAGATGGTAGTTTGATACTGAATGAGCAGAATTTAAGAAGATCAGGCTTGTATAATGAAACAGAGATAAGTAGAATCTTATCTGATCCTTCTGTTCTTAATGAAGTTTCGACATCCATGAGGAAGTTATTGGATTATTCCAATAACGAACATGATAGGGAAAAAGATAATTATTTTATGTCTGTTGACTATCAGTATGGTCCTATTGTTTACAAGGAGGGAGTGTTTAACCAATTTGGTAAAAAAGTACCATATAATCCTTCTGAGCTTTATTATGCTATGCGTAAAACAGTAGCCGGCATAAAAAAATTTTCTGAATTTTCATCTGCTTTTGAATCGTTGAGAAATTCATATCCTGAACTGGTTGAGAAATTCGTTTCTGATAAAGAATTTGCCGAATCTATGTTTGATGAGTTCTCATCTACGAATAAGATTCCGGTAATAAACATAGAAGGGGATGATGTGGTGGAAGGCAAGAGAAGATCCTTATCTAAGCTACAAGATCTGTCTTATTACAATCCTGGCAAAATAGAGTTCCTAAGAGCTCGTATATCAGCTTATTTACATAGGGCTAATGCCGACACCGAATCTGATTTAAGAAGCATGATATGGGATATAGAAGAGGCTTGTACGTGGTTTGGCATAGATATAATAGGGACATCGGAAACTTATGATGGCACAGAAGAATCTTTGAATAAGATAGATAATTTGATGCTGGATCTTGATATTTATGTGGCCAGGCATAATGATGTAAATTATGCTCCAACGCTGGCATCTTCTATAGATGATGTTCTTGGTGATAGCACAGATTATTATTTTGGATTATTACCGGAGTATATGGATAATTTGAATATCGTTTATTCTGAATCCGATATAGACCCAGTAGAAGCGTTTGAGAAACATTCATTGCTTAAGGTAGGAGATAATCTATATCAAAGGATCAGCAAAGATGATCTTAACGAGATGTATCAAATATCAACAGTGTTAGCCAAGCACAACCTAACTCATTTTTCTACTAAAATATATCCTGAATCTTGTTTTAAGAACGGCGTTTTGGATAAAGAGAAAGTACGGAACGTAGATAATAATACGCTCATGGATTCCATTAAAAAATACGTCAGATCGTTCATGGATTCTCAGAACACAGAGGACATGATAATGACCAGGATGGCGTTTGGGCACCCGGAGGTACTTGACGTTCCTTACGTGGATGTGGATCGGGAGTATAGTCGATACATGAACAAAAAACAAGATAGCGAAAACCCATTATCCTTATTCGATTTATACCAATCTTACCTTGACAACAAACTCCATAAAACAAAATTATATGATAATGCCTATAAGTATCTTGACTTCAAACCTGGTCCATCTTTGGGCCTTATTTCTGATGATCCTGATATTTTGAAATCAATAGAATTATCTTTATCTGGAAAAGACAGGTTGATGTTGTTTGATTATAGCATGACCAGTACCGACCCTTCTTTATCAGAATTGTTTTATTTGGAGAAGTATGACCCTTCGTATGCCGGGAATGATTTTGAACACTATTTTTACACCAGGCACCCGTATTTGTTAAAAGAAAAATCGGGCCCTAATATCGTAGAGCAAGATGGTGTTATAACAGCCGAAGGTATTTATGATAATTTTATAAGAGTAGGTAATAAGATATGGTCTAAAGTAAGCGAAAGTAGTTCCGGCTCTATCTACCAAAATCTAACAGGGACCGAATCGGAGGTGAAATACGATTCTACCCAGAAGGCTAAGACAGTAGGAACCGATTACGCTCCATACCAAAACAGATCTGGCTTGACGCAAGATATGACCATAAGCAAGTCTGAATTGGATGATCTTAACAAATTAGAATGCAAATAATTTTTGTATATATATAATATAGCTTTTTCATAGTTATAATTTGGGAAGTGAGGCTTGTGAAAGTCTCACTTTTCTTGTATATGCACGTATATCAATAACATACAAGAAAAGTTAGATTTTCATTGTTTATGGATTATTTTTGTTAAATTTGCGATATTAGTTTCGGGAAGGGATTATAGAAATAGGAAAAAGTAAGAACCGGACGTAACTAATAACAGTAGGAAATGAGAATCAGTACCATCAAACGTAACAACAGCATTCATCTTATGTATAGAAACATTATGAATGATTTAGGTCAATTAAGAACTGTAGTTTCAAAATCCTATATTTATAATCTGATACAAAATCAAACCGGATTAAGTATCAGAACTATGTCCCATGTCTTGAATCACACGAAAGAACAGGATACAGATTCTTTGTGAAAACCATACATTTTCATACATTTGTGTGTTCTTTAGTTTTTAGATTTAAGTTTTTCATGGTATTAGTTTAGATTAGTGTAGATCAGGGTTCGCAGTGATGCGGGCCCTGGTTTGTTTTAAAAAGTATTAAAATATTTGCCATTTAAAATCCTGTTCCTATCTTTGCTCCAGAAACAATAAACGACGAGATCCCACCTCTGGTTGTTTGATGTTGAAAGATATTTTTGGCTCATTAGGGTTTGTCATAGTGGGATCTGACATTCTCTTTTGGGCCTATTTTTTTTTAATTATGGATAAAGTTTCTGTTTTTGAAAGTTCGGATTTTGGAGAGCTTAGGATTATTGTAGATCCAAAAGGAGATGTTTGGTTCGTGGCGTCAGATGTAGCTAAATCTCTTGGGTATGTAAATGCTAAAGATGCGATAAAAAGACATGTGGATAATGATGATTCTATGCTTTTGCAAGTATCTGATAATCAATGGGGCGTTAATCAATCCCTATTGAAAACCAGATACATAGATAGTATAAGAATAATTAATGAATCCGGTTTATATTCTCTTATATTATCTTCAAAATTAGAGTCTGCTAAAAGATTTAAGAAATGGGTAACATCTGAGGTCCTTCCTTCTATTCGTAAAACAGGAGAATATAAAACAAGTTCTGGTGGAAAGGGAATTTTGGTTCCTGACTTTTCTAATCCAGCAGATGCAGCAAGAGCATGGGCCGATCAGTATGAAGCTGCTCAGAGAGCTATAGCTGAAAAATCTCAGGCAGAGGCAGAGAAGCAACAGGCTTTGAAAACAATAGAAGAACACAAGCCCGATGTAGAATTTGCCGAGTCTTTTAGGAAAGTAGACCATAACAATATGTGGCTAATTCGTGATATTGCAAAGAAGTTAGAGCAAAATGGTGTTATCATAGCCGAAAAGAATCTTCGTTTGTTTCTTGAAGAAGCCAAGTTTATGTTTAGGAACGGTCTTGGCAAATGGGAGTTGTACAGTAATGTTGTAGCTAAAGGGTATGGAGTGTATAGATCTTATTTCATAGATAAGTATTCTGGTGATAGAATCAATCAACAAACTATCTACATGACTGGCGCCGGATATGAAGTAACTCTAAATGGTATAAAAGGAAAACTCAAAAATGTATTTCTAAAATATGGCAAATTTGTTTAAGTTTATTTACAGGTAGTGTTTTTTTTAAGAATGAAAAGTACTACCTGTTTTTTTGTTTCTGTTTTTGCTGAAAATATTTCTCTTCTATAGGAAACAAACACACCTGTATTCCACCCTGCAATCATGATCTTTGTTACGTGCTTCATGCACGTATGTTTAACAATTAAATACTATAAAATTATGGGTGGTGATAAAATCGTCCTTTTAGATGGAGCCGGGGCTAACGGTGGTGGTGCAGCCACTAACGGTCTTCTTTCAATGATTCCCGGCATGTTTGCTAATTTGATAGGTGGTAATAAAATGGATCCGAACCCAGGTATCTTCCTCCTCAGCCAGGTCAGTATCAGGCGATGCAGACCCGCGTGGTGGATCTGACGGTAGAGCTCACTGGCGAAACCAAGACCTATACGGTCCCGGAATCCCAGAATGTGGCTAAGGCTATGGGTATAACATTATCTACCAGCATAGATCCGATTATGAACGAACTGAATGCTATAAAAAGCACCAGTCAAGACATAATAGACAGCGTAGATACCCATCGTGTCAAGATAGAGGCTTGTGAATCTATATTAGAAGACATCAATCCGGCATTCAAACAAACGAGAGAGCAGGATCGTAAAATAGCTGGTATAGAAAATAAGGTGAATGACCTTACTGATTCATTCGAAGATTTAAAGAAGTTGATTGTAGAACGTTTGAAATAAGTATAATATGATAGTATATGATTTAAATTCAGGACACAGAGAATATCCTGGATATGACGAGATAGAAGACAGACGAGGTGGAGGCAGAGGCAGAAGCCGTCGTTCTGATGGGACGTACATGGAGTACGGACATGGGTTCCTTCCTCCTTACGATCATTATGGTATGCATGAGAAGATGAAGGAAATGGAAGAACGCGAAAACGAGTTGGAAGAAAGGGAAAGAAGGCTCGAAGAGCGCGAACGTCGTCATGAAATGGAGGACCGGGAATACCGGAGGATGGGTTACGAATCCTACCCGACCGATTACTATGGAGACGACAGATACTACGGTGACGGACCTCAGATGCGTAGAGGTCGCGGACGTGGCAGAGGTCGTTCTTATTGAGGAGCAGACGCAGAGGATCCAGCTTATCAGAAATATGTAGATACTTACGGCTACCATTTTTCTAATGCTCTTGCTGATGAGGCGGTAAAGAAGATGGTCAACGTCGATGGATCCAAGAGGATCTGGAAGCAGCCGGAAATAAAAGATATTTTTGAAAAGTGCGGAGCGAAGAAGCCGGATAAAGCGACATGGGGCGATGTCCAATATGTCTTTGCAATGTACTATTCGGATGGTTTTCCGAAGGTCTTCAAATGTGAGAACGAGTTGGTGAAAGCTACGTTAATGTATTTGGATGATCCGGATGCTCCCGAAGGAGTAGCCTTTATAAGATGGCTTGCCGTGCAAGATTACCTCGGCGAAAAAATAAACTGGAAGGATCTGACCTGAGATCCAGGCCCAGGCCCTTCCGGTGGTGCGGGAGCCATAGTAAAAAATATGATTCCCGCATTCCCGTTTTTCCCGTTTGGAAAAAGGAATAAAAATGTTATACCGGTCGGCGGGCAATAGAATACCCGTGGCCGGTTTGTTTCACATAACTTTTTTTTGGATATGAATATGGCACACGAATCTAAATCAAATAAAACCCCATTGTATTTAATAGGAGAGTTGATTGGCGTACCGAATACGGTTATGGACTCAGCATTGCATGAACTGAAAGATAGAATAGACAAAGACCCTAAATATAAAGATGTTAAAAATTGGCTCGAATCTTTACCAAAGATCTGAACCTATTTTTTTTCAATACCAGGCCCGATGCGATTTTAACGTATCGGGTTTTTATTTTAATTCATATTGTTTTATTTTAAATCTAATTAATTCATAAATGTCGTACTTTTGTTGAAAAAGTATTCTATATGGAAAATAAGGAAGATTACGTTGGTTACGAAGATCAGGAACTGTGTAACCGATATTACAAAGAGGCTGAAGCCATGAGGCAAAAGCAGGACTGGTCTCGGCTTAGGGCTGTCCCTGCTCCGGCCAAGGGAACGCCATCGCCCGGCTGGGGTCAGCTTGGACGTGGAAATGATGTCCGTGTTAAGTACGTTAGCATCAATTCAGGATTAGGAGGGGACAGATTATGACTGTAGAAGAATTGGCTAATAAAAGATACAGTGGCGAATTTGTTTTCATGCTTGGTCATTTGGAAGGTATAACAAGATTCGTTTTTGAATGTTTTGATCCCAGACCTGATCACGAAGGTAAAAATACTTATATGGTTTCCTATTTTGATAAGGGACTTCGTAGAAGAGATGTGGTAGATGTGCCATGTTATATGAATGTTTTAGCAAAATAAATTAAAATATTGTAAATATCGTGGTTAGAATCGCATATTTCGGAACCGATGGCTGCCCCGGTCATCACGTTATTCCAATACGAGGTAAATTCACAGAAGAGGATATTAAGGTAATAGAATCTGTAGATTGTGATGATTTCTATAAGGTGTTTGATGTCATGCGTTTTAAGATAGCTGAGTTTAAAGGATGGACGATATTAGGAATCCCGGCAAGCTTAGACGATCATAGACCTGGAAGCAAAACCGTTATCTTCATAGAAGGTAAAGCTAACGAAGCTGATTTTATGATTATTTAATCAGCAAAACCACCATACTTTAGTAGGTGGATGAATTGGTTTGATTAATTTTGAATCAAAATTACAGATAAAAAAATGATTTCATACAAATACAACATATACCATTCAAAGAAAACAAAGTATCTGGAAAGGATGCTTCGTGAATGTTGTTTTGTATGGAATCATGCGTTAGCTCTACAACGTAGATACTACAAACTATTTGGGAAATATGGTAAACCAAAAGAAGAACGTCGAATGATGTTTGTTTGTGGTGATGATATTGCTTCTCTTATAAAGCGGTTTGAAAACGAATCAAAGTAATATAAAGTCGGACATGTATCTTGTCCGACTTTTTTTATATATTTGTGGCATGGCAAGAGGTTATTATTGGATACCACAAACAGATGAAACGTTAAATGGCAGAAGCTATTACGTGGCTAAGATAGTAGGGGATATCACGTTTGATACTAAACGAAAAAGAATCGTATTTCAAGCTGATAGGTATTTCCCTGTAGGATCTGTTTTCCATTTTACGCACAATTGCTTCAATTATATCATAACTTGCCGACTTCGCAAGCCAGGGCTTTGGTTTGAAGCCAGGAGAGAAGATTCAGGCCCTATTTGCCCTGAAGATATTGAGCGCTTTGAATCGGGAAGGTTTATACACCGAGATGGGTACATGCATTACATATAAGCTGAACTTGACGATTTTTCGTCAGATTATAATTTTTTTTTTCATATTATTTTTAAGCCATCAGACTGAGAAGTTAGATGGCTTTATTTTCTATGATATGCTTGATTTTTAACTACCTTTGTCTCATAACAAAAATGTTTTACTATGACATCAACGTGTATTATTAAAAGAGATAATAAAAAGAAAGTTGTTTCTGTCTCTACCAGATCAGGGGACAGGTCTATGTTGTTTGATAAAATAGCATCTATTCCTCTTATGGAGAACAGGGAACGGGCTACTACTGTTTTTAAAACCGTATTTTCCAACAAGTTCTTAAAGGCTTTTGGCGACTGGAGAAAGAGAGTGCCTATCAACAAACAGGCTTATAATAAGGTAAAATCTAACATCGGCCTTATTCCAGAGACCTATAGAGAAAGGGTGCTGGATAAGGCCTCTAAGATGAGCAACCCTGTTCTTGTGTCAAAATCAGATGCACCTTATGAAATCCGAGAATCGGGCTTTGGATTCTATAGCCAAGATCTGGGTGATAATATTATGTTGGTGGATGCTATGATCCCATCAAGTATTTCCGTACCGGAAGAACCAGGAATAGACGCCGGGCAGTATTTACAAGATGCTATATCTTCGGACTTCACTCCCGTATCTGTGGTACAGGATAAGGGTGTTAATTATATGGTTATAAAAGACGGTCTTAAGATATTTAGCCCAGAAGAGCTACCAGAAACAGATTCTAATCCTGTGGGTGTAACGTATCAGACTGGAGAGCCTCGTTTGTTTTTCATGAACGATCGTAGTCAATTATTTGAAGATTACGGAGAAGCTCTTCGCTCTGGCGGGAATGATATTAGAATAGGATTATTATCAGGAACCGTTCAAGAATCTACCGTGGATGGCGTGGCAGACATTACTTACAAAGCTGGAAAGTATGTTCTTAATAATCCCAAGTCTTTTATACCGGTCATGACCGCTTCTGCTTCTACTTCTTTATCAACAAAAGGCGGGATAATTAACTACCTTATAAAGAAAGGTCTTTTGTCAGGATCTAAGATATTCGATTCTGAAACAAGAAGCTATTATCTTACAGGAGAAGGTTATACAGGACAAATTAGACTTTTCAATTCAGCCTTATCATACACCGAGCTCCGTAATCATTTTGGTTCCGATGTTTCCATGAACGACCAAGGTATGATAACCATAAGCTCGTTGGATAACAGTAAGGTAACTATGAGACTCGCCACCGGAGGAACGGAAAGGGTTAGTAGGGAACAGATAAAGAACGATCTTAAGTCAGGAAGATACAATGAATTGGACGCCAAGTACGATCATTTTGATGCGCTTGTAGTTTCATTCATATTAGAAGATAACGATCTTTATGCTGATACTAAAGCTAAGATCGTATCAGATTATAGCAGGCAGGAACGTGACCAACGAAATTCTATTGTCGAGATACTGAAAACGCTTGGCGTTAGTGTCATAGGTATGACCGACTATATAGAGAAGTACCAAACCAAATACGGGCACGAACCTTCTGCTAAGGCATTGGCGGATATTGCTAATAACGTAATAGCAGTTGGTGAAGATGCTACTTTATCTGATTTAGTAGAAGAAACAGCCCACTTCCTTGTAGAGGCATACAGAGATCAGAATGCTGTTGAGGCTGTTCTGCAAGATGTGGAAGGTACGGAAGAGTGGAACCAGTATGCAGGTCAGTATTATAATACATACGGTAAAGCGTATGAAGGAGCTGAGCTTGATAATGCTGTTAGGAGAGAAATTCTTGGAAAGATCCTCGCCAGGGAGATGCAGACCGGCACAGCACAGGCGCCGGTAGAGCCCACCTCCTTCCTGGGGCGCGTCCGGCGGCTTTTCTCTGGAATAGTAAGCTGGCTTAAATCAGCTTTATCAACCCAAAGACAAGATTTGAATAACGTTATTAAAAACATTCGTGATCTTGCCATTACTGACATAGATAAAGGATTTGACACTTCTCTGTTAAAGGATAATGACTTTACATTATACTCCCTTTCTTCTATGAACAAGAACAAGTTTCTTGAGTCTAAGATCAGATCGCTAAGAAAAACATTAAGAGACTTACGTCAGATAAGCTCTGATAGGGCTGTAACTACGTCTATGACCCTTGCTCAGCTTAAGACCATAGAAGATAAGATAAATAAAGTAGAGACCGAGATAGACAAGAATGAGATGGCGGCTGCCATGAACAGCATGATCTCCACAGCCGAAGCTCAGGTCAGATACTTAAGCAATGTGGTGAACACCATCCTTCATGGTGATACCAAAGACGGTAAGCTTCACTTCAATACCAATGATCGAAAGAACGTAGATATTATCAACAATCAGGTTCTTCCGATCATGAACGATCTTCGAGGATATATCCGTAACAGAAGTACCGAATTTGATGAACGTGAAAAGCAGGATTATACAAATAGGATCAATACCGTCATTGCCGACATCAATGGTATTCAGTCTGATATTAAATCAGTACAAGACCTTGATGAAAGTACGTTGCTTGATAAGTTAATGAACGAACTTCATGTGCCGGCAGATAAGGTAAAGAGAGTAAAAGAATTTTTCGACAAGGTTCAACACGATGTTTCTTGGATAAGTAGGTGGTTTGGTATATTAGAGCATTCTTCCAGTCCGTTCAATAACGCTCTTGGAGCTATGATTGCCAAAGACAATTACAATGCGATGGTGAATGCCCAGCCCGCCATATCCGACTTCCTGGCATATGCTAAAAAGCATGGTTTTAACAAATCTGAATTTGAAAAACTGCTTCAGAAAGTAGACGGCAAAACTTCTAATTACCTTCGTAGTGCTCTTGATATGGCTAAATACGATCGTAATAAGAAGCTGGCGCAGATGCGAGCGTTTGCGACTGCCATGAACATAGAGATATCAGAAGAAGAAATTGGTGATGTGGTTGACAATAACCGTAATTACGTATTTAAAAGAGAAGTAGTTGACAAGGATGGAAATACGGTTACTGAAAACGCTAAATTCAAACCATCGTCTGATAGAGTTAATACCGATATTTTTACCATCGAGCAGGAAAAGATTTATACAGAACAGATGGAAAAGTGGGATGCTGAAAATTCGGAACTGGAATTTAGCGAAAGTTATGCCACAAGAATGGAATCCATATACAAAAAGGCTGAAGAAGAATTAGGGCATCCGGTTTCTCAAACAACCAAAGAATACCTTAATGCTCTATCCAGGCAAAAACGGATATTGAGGCAGCCTTTTATTGATAGCGGTGGTAATTTTGATGAGGTTGCCTATTTTAAAAGCAGCAATTACGAAGAAGAAGGACTGCTTCGTAAACAACGTAAGGAAGCAGCTTCAGAATACATATATGTAGGAACCAGGAGAGTGGAAAAAACCGGCGACCAACTTAAGATGGCTAAAGAAATACAAGCTATAAATGAAGTTTGGAGAAAGGAATCAAATAATGTTACCAATGCCGTATCAGAATCGTTTTTGCAAAAATTAAGAACGATTCAGAGCGAGTCGGGAGGAGAAGCTGCGCTGAAGACACTTATGTTGGGAGGTCACCTGTCGTTCAATGATCGGTTTTGGAATGAAGTAGAATCGGAACAGTCGGCGCGTACCGAATCAAATAACAAGGCTTCGTATCTTAAAATGGCGCATGATATCATTAGTTCTACGACAAGTGATAGAGATGCGACTGACGTGGATTCGATTGTGAAAGATATAGAAAAAAATAAGGCCATTATCAAGGAAATAATCGGAAACAACCGAGATGTGGCTGATATCGGAGAAATTAACGAAGCGACATTTACCTCATCTGAAAGAGATGCTTTTAGGGCCGCATCTGAAGCTATTGAAGCTGATTACGCTATCTTAATAGATTATGCTAAGATGGTGGGTCTTGAAGATATTGATAAGTACCTTACTAAAAGCAGTAAGGCCGAAAACGAAGTAAATCAGTCTTATTTAAATGCTCTTGCTGACTCCAAGGAAGTGGAATGGAAGTTCGTACAACGTCATACTACGGCGAAGAAAGCAAAAAGGATTCAGACTTTAAGGGATAAGCTGTTTAAGGCTGCTGATAACCGATATCTGTTTACCGTATCTGAAACCAACTACCTGTCAGAAAAGCTTGGTATAAGCAAAGAATTAGACGGTAGAGATTTCAGGAATGCTGTTAATGCTAAGATGGCCAGCTTGTTTTTAAATAACACAAGAGAAGAGGGCATAGAAGAGACCAATGCTATTGTTAATGAATTTGCCAGGAGCCAGGTCTTTTCGTACTATAAACGCATGGCACCTACCGGATATGCGGCTATGATTGGTAAAATAGGCCGCGGTGAGATAGATGTGGCGCAGATGGTTAAAGACGTACAGAACGGAACATCCACCCAAGATTATGGCATGGACATATCATACCTGTCTTTCGACCCTGCAAGGGCATGGGTGGCTGAATCTGAAGCCGAAAATAGCGGTCGTAACCCTGATTATGTAAAAGATCATGGGTATGGTCATCGTATGCCCAAGAAAAGCCTGTATCGTGATGAATCGTATTTCAATGACTTTGGTATCAAGTATGATGCTGACGGTAATGAGGTTGCTACTAAAAACGTAGAGCAATGGAATATGATTCAAAAACTTAAGGAAATAAAAAGACAATCCCTTTCCTTATACAAAGAGCAGAGCCCGAACCTGTATGCTATTCCACAGATATCAAAACAAGATATAGAACGTATAGAAGGATTGGGTATTAACTTCAAAAATACGGTTCGTAATTTTGTATCAGATCTGTGCCTGGACAGAGTAGACGATTCTTTATACGGTAAAACCAGACAAGGGGAAGTATATGATCCGGAAGACAGACTTAGGTCTATACCCAAATACTACATATATGAATTGGAGAACCAAGATGATGTATCTCACGATTTTGGCTACTCTTATTCTATGCTTATGATGCAGTCATCGTTATACAACGAAAAGCAGAAGTCTATAGAGCTCGCTCAAGGACTGGAGCAGATGTTACTGAATAAACAATTTGAAGGTGGTAAAAAGGCTGAAGCAACCCAAGCATATCAGATGTTTAGGGACTTCTTCAACGATCATTATTATGGCATTAGGATGAACACCAAAAAACTTACGGTGAACATCGGAGGATATACGGTAGACCTTACAAGAATTATGATGGCTGTTGAAAGATTTATGTCGGTTATGAACTTGGCACTGTCTCCGTTTGTGGCAGCTACCGGCGCCCTGACAGGTCATATCAACCTCATCATGGAATATGCCGTAGGACAGTATATAAGCAAAGACTCCCTTAAATACGCATCGGCTGAGTTTTCACGTCTTGCGCCATCTTGTATAGCAGAAACCGGAGACATAGATAGAAAAAGCAAATTATATGTCATAGGTGAGAGAATGGGGATATTCAATATCCGAAATCGTATGTATGGTGCCGGATACAATAGAGTAGCCAGGACCTTAATGCGTTCACCTATGTATGCTTTCATGGAAATCCTGAACTACCCTCTTGATCCGCAGGTTATGATTGCCACTATGGACAATGTTCGTTATTACAAAGGCCGGTTCTACACGTTCCAAGATTTCAAGATGGAAAAAGAACGTAATAAAGAACAGGGTACCATAAAAAGAGAATGGAACGCATTAAAAGATCGTACTTTATGGAGTATGGTAGATGTCGTGGATGGGAAGGTGGTTGTAAAGCCCGGATCGGGTGTTACTGTTGAGGAAGTAGAAACCCAGATGGCTATAACCCGTAATCAGGTTCGTAGCTTGTCACAGATATGTAACGGATCTTTGAATGAAGAAAACCGGACAGCCGCATCCCGCAACTGGATAGCCAGGTTCATGACTGCCCACCGAGGATGGTTGGTGCTGGCGGCTCAACGTCTGTGGAAAAGACGTGGCTTCAATTTCCAGACAATGCAAGAAGAGGAAGGACTGTCAATTACGTTAAAGAATATGATAGCCAAAACATTTAGCTTAGCTTCCGAGTCTGGTATGAAAAACATCATAGATGCCTGGAACGAAAATAAAGACAATATGAATGAGGTAGAAAAAACCAATCTCAAACGTCTCAGTGTCTATGCCGGCACGTTCCTTATCATGCAGGCCGTATCTATGCTTCTTGCCGGATGGCGTGATGATGATGAAAACGAAGAAAGTTGGCTTACTCAATTTGGATCCTATGTCGGATTCAGAACCATAAACGAAATAGCTTCACAGATGCCGTTTATTATGGAGCTTAACGTGGTAGATATCATTAACGATCCGTTCGTCATGGGACGGAAGCTGAAGGATCTTACCGATCTTAGGAATTATTCACTTGATAAAGTAACATCCGGTACATACAAGGGAGAGTCTAAGTTATTTAGGCAACTCGCCAAACAGACGTTTATCAAACAATGGTATAATATCAAGACGCCGGAAGACGTAGCGCGCGCCTATAATTGGTGGCAGCAGACGAACAACAAGTCAATGATGTTCTTCATCGGCGCCACTCCTGATTCGGAAGGAGACGATGATGTTAGCTACAAATAGACGAAGAATATCGGACTTGCATTGTTTTGGTATGATTCCAATATGCTATATTAGCATCGTCAAAGAGTAGATTGTACGTTTTTTGTTCTTACTTGAAAGATTATGTAGGTTTAATTTTTTTTGAAATTGTTTTCTTACCGGTTCTCAGTCAGAGATGATAGGGAACCGGTTTCTTTTATGTTGTCAATTATTGCTATCTTGCAAACAAAAAATCATGAGACGAAGATTTCAAATAGGGATGGGGGGGGTAAATCCCTCTCTTATAATCAATAAAGGCATATACATCCAACATGTAGATGGAGGATTATATACAAAAGAAAATTGGTCTAATAAAGGATATTCCAATGATCTATGCAATGGAATAGCTCTTGTAGATAAAGTGTGTTTTGTTATAGCCACCGAATATATTGGCACATTTCGTTGGGGTAAGGATGGAGAAATAGACAATATATTTGCACAAGATAGTTCTCATATTGGAACTATTAAAAAGGATTATTGGGGGCGTGAAAATCAGAATGTGTATCTTGAATATGATACCAGTAATACAGATTACGCTTTTAATAAAGCTAATAGCTATTTATTTAAAAATGGTCAAAATGGATATGTAGGTGGCGCCGGAGAGTTTTTTTTGATATCATTGTATGCTAATGAAATAAACGAATGCCTTTTAATGGTAGGAGGTACGATAATGAGTAATAGAATGTGGACATCCACTCAAGATACAAGATTTTCCTATTCGTGGTATTATGATATAAACATCCAAGGAGATCATTTGAGTACAAGTACAAGGAGTAATCCACGTTATGTCCGTCCTTTTACTGAATTAATTTTATGAAATTATGAGAAGAAGATTTGAAAATAATGCTAAACTATATGAGTATAAGATAGTTAGCAATTGTATAGGGGGGGGAGGTAATCGTAGAAGGCAAGAAAGTCGGTAACATCCCACAGAGCGGGCAATTTATCTTTCTGTCTAAAAAAGAACGTCTTGATTCCATAAGTATTCAAGGCGGTGTTCCAATAGAAGATAGGCAAGAGATCGATAGTCAGGTTGATACGACAGAGGAATTGCTTGAACAGGATTCGGTGGTTCTTGCTATTGCTTTAACAACCTCTCCTTATTATGGATTTAGAGTAAGTGTGATAGTGCCTGATGAGTTTACGCTAAGAACAACTAATAGGATTAATAGAACCTTTTTAATAACAAGCTTTACTCCACCTGCTGCTATATACGGTGTAAACTTTGGTGATCCTATTGTCCTTAATTATGATAGTTACCAATATGAGATGCCAGATCTTGTAATTGATGGACCTCATGATAGAATAGTTAGGGCAGATCCTAATCTTACTTGGACTGTAAGATGTACAGATGCCGACTTTAAACCTTTGCCATATCCAGAATCATGGTCTGGCCAAGGTTTAAATTCTATGTTCTTACCAGAAATGAAACGTCCTGCTCCTGGTGATCATCATGTATCATATACAGCTTATATTAATTTGGACTTGATAGATGATGGCGGAAGTAAAGTTCATACTGAATATCTGATATTAAAAAAAACACTTAATTTTACGATATGACAACAATCCCCAACCGTACGCCTATTGTATGGTTGGGGATTGTTGTAGTTACCATCTTTTCTTGTATAAGCAGAACATGAAATAAGTTTCTAAGCATTAACTTCATGACCTTCCCTATCTGTGAAAACCAAACCAACACCTTCTATAATATGTCCTACTACAGAAGCTTTGTCAAATTCCTCCTTCGTAGCCCAAGTAGCATTATCAGGCATCAGATCCTTGAATGCATCCGAAACATCACCTTGGCACCAGCAGTTATTTGATGTAACAATGCCTTTCCCTTCGATATTGATATACATCTTTCTTCCTCCACATCCAAGAGTATTCCATCCACCTGGTACGATCGCTGCCATAGGTTTGATAATCCAGCTTACGCCATCGATTCTAACCCATCCAGGATCGTCTTTGTGCTTGTCGTACATATTTTGCCAAAAAGAGCATTCGTAGCACCATCCCCTGTCTTCCATGACAGTCCTTATCTCACACCTTTCAAATCCATCTGCATCCATCGTGTGCGGAGAATGAGGCTGGTGAGGGGTGCCACATTTCGGACATACGAGTTTTAAATTCTTTTCCATATTATTTCACTTTTACGATCTTAATAGAATCTCCAAGATTGTATTCCCCTTGGCGTCCAACGAATTTTATAAACCTATTATTTTCAAATATTGGGATTCTTTCGTCTTTACCATAATACATCACATATCCACCATGTAAAGGACATAGATCATGTATAACCCATCCGTCATTAACCTGATCATCATGCGAACATGATGATAACACAAGTGCTATCAATAAAACAAAATATCTCATATTATTTTCAACATAAAAATTTGTAACCTGGTTTTACAGCCTCAGCTTCTTCTCTCGTATCAAACATTAAGGTAGTAACGGCTCCCATGCCATAACAAATGTAAGACACTTTCACCCACCACCTGAAAATTCCCGATCCGTAATCATCATAATACGGCTCGGAAAGAACTTCTTCTACATACCCATCCAAATAATTCATGATCGTTCCTCCTTGTTTTTAGATTCTGCCTCCTCGATTATGCTGATTACCTTATCAACAATATCCGAATCAGACATTTTCTCAATAAAAACATCCATTGCCTTAGTTATGTCATTGGCTTCTTTTTCTTCAAGAGCTATTTCTCCACCGGTAATAGCATCAGACAATGATGTAGACAAGTGCCTTATTTTATCAATGCTCATAAACGTAAATGGATTACCACCTTGACCACCACCCATTTCTTTCATGATCTGATATCCACCTGAGATAAGTCTGCCTGATGTCGTGGCCAAGGAGGATACGATTAGGGACAGTACCGCCGCTTCCGTCCGCTCCTCGGACACACCCCTCGACCACACGGCTGCCCTTATAGCGCCGGCCAGATCGTCTATGTATGGCATGAGGCAATCTTCCATCGCTTGTGTTATATCAGCTATAACCTCACTACGCTCTTTATTTATGTAGTAGATAGAAGCATTGTATTTCCTTATCTCCTTATCCATATCATTCAAGAATCGTTTGACATTATGTCTGTACATAGGGCCGTCCTTAACCACTTCTTTCAGCTTAAGAATGTAATTATAAGCCTGGTCGTTTACGAACAACGTCATAGTCTCAACCGTTGAATGAAGCGTGTTAAGACTGTTAAGAATCTTATCGAAATTGTTTATCAAATAAGCCTTCCTGGCTTTTGCTGCGTAGTTAATCATCACATTCGAATTTTAGATTTTCAAGTTCATTCAATTGTTTCTTAATTGACTCGATCAGATGCGTTCTCCGTTCCTCTGCATGTTTTAAAGCTTCTTCTTTGCTCTCAAAAGCATCCCTTCCTATTTCATAAGAAGTGATCCTATCAGGAATGTCGGCTAACAAAAGACCACCATACTCTTCTATTTTAGCTTTTACTTTTCTTATTACACCGTCTCTCATGCACGCATCTGTAATCCATATAAACCTATCACATTCTTCTAATTCCCTTTCGTACAATTCATACCATTCCGGTTTAGGAAATCTTAATGTAAATCTAATCTCGGTATCTTTTTCTAAGACATTAATATCATACGCCTCCGGCCACAGCTCTTTTATGCTGTCTTCATCTTCAGCATACGCCACCAATACAAATGAATTACTGGATTCTGCACTACACCAATATGGATATTTTATAGGCCATTTGACTGGACGGTAATCATTGTCACAGTCATCCTTTCTAATGTAAAATCTTGCTCTAATCATGTTATTCTACTTTTTTGATTTCGCTCAAATCGTCTTCATACACCAAATAAGATCCTCTTCCAGGTCTTCCTTCTTTATTAGCTTTCTGGATTGTAAATATAACTGTTCCAGTATTCGTGATTTGCACGTTCTTAAAGAAACCAACAAGAGGCTCTTTCGAACGTTTGTAAAGAACACTCACCTTATCTCCATTCTTTAACCCATAAACAGAATCGAAATATTCCTTTTTAATTCTTTCAATATTACTTCTATGTTTGTTCATTGCATCAAGCTCGTCGTCTAACAGTTGAATCATTTGTTTTTTTGTCATTTCTTTTCCTCCTTATTTAATGGTATTAATCCTTTTCCGTGTTTATCATACCACAACATAGTTATCACATTCCATGCAGCCGCAGCTAAATGGTGCACGTTCGTCTCTTTATCCGTTCTCTCTCCTTTCAGGTATGCCATTATATGCCTGGCAGCCGCCGCACGATACCGTTCAAAGCCATTGTCAAGATTCTGCCAATTATTAGGCCCATATTTCTTGGCTCCGGCATGATAGACTTTTACAATGTCCTCAATCTCTTCCATCGGAAGCAAATCCCATCGTAGTTTGTCGTCAATGATGTCATTTTTCACTGATTTTATTGAAGTACTTTTTTCTGGATCTCCTACAAGAACAAGTTCCATAATATCTGTTTCTATAATAATTGTGTTTCCATTGTAACAAACTTCAGCAAACTTGTCATTTTCTTTTATATTTGTTACTGCAACTACTATAGATCCTTTGTACATTATAGTACTTTTATCTATTTTATCATCTTTCAATGTACGAAAAATAGATCCTTTTGGATAAAGGATGTTTTTAGTATTATTGTCCATCTTTTCCATCGTTTTATCGTTGTTTTAATCAATTAGTATAATAATATAGCCCATTATTTTATTCTTCGCCTATAAAGCGATCAAATTCTTCTCCGCTCATAACAATGCGGTTAATGATGATTGTGCCGTTATTGCTATAATCGTCATTTTTAACTCCCACATCATCAAGCTCCCTCTTTAAGTCTTCAAATGTAGGACCGGTCTTGCTTTTAAAAAATAAAGTAGCATATACAACCTTTCCGTTGTTTAGTTTTACTCTCACGGTATAGACATATCCTTTTTCCTCTTCATCCTTTTTGTTGATACCATCAAGGATGCTATTTATCATATCCTTGTCCTCACGTGATAGGTTGGATATAGCTATTCTGCCCTTTAATCTAAATACTTCGTTTTCGTTCATGACTTTCTGTTTTATTGTTTTCAAAATATTGTCTTACGGCTTCTATGGCTTTATCGTCATCAAAAGCTTCTTCAAACTCCGTGTAGAACCTATCTCGCTCCATGCAGAATGTGTTTTTCCCTTCCGGTATAGAACGGAACACAACCACCCTCTCTTTGTCGTGATTGGTTCCTATTATGTTATTATCTAAGATAATAGAATACCTTCTTGAACTTTTGTTGATAACAACATCATGTTGAAGACCATACAATTTAAGTATTTCCCTTAATTCATTTGTTTCCATTTATATTATTCCTACTAAATTTACTTTTATAGAACCATTTATGGTTTTAATGCTCCCATCTATGGTTGAAATCACATCATCTATATCATTTATAATGCCTTCCATGTCATCAACCACCTCCTCCATGTTAGCTACAGCCTGATCTGATTCCCAATATTTTTCTGAGTCTTGTAACGATTCCGGTATATTATCTCTCGCCTCAGTCTCTTCATCTAAAATCATATCAACATCATCCTTGGCTGAATTTATGTTGTACTTCAACTCCGATAACTTTGATTTGATGTATTCAAAATCTGTTTTATACTTATTTACGTTTTTGACAACATCTGATATTTTTTTTCTTCTCTTGTTGTTCATGCCTTTATCCTATTATAATATTCGATAATCTTTTCTTTTCTATCTCCTGGTTTTACTGCCATATTCTCAGCCAAGAACCTAAAATACGACACCGGTATGTCCTTGAATCTAATTCCTTCATATTTTCCAAACCACATTATTATACTGTCAAGATCGTCTTCTCTCCTACCATCTCCATTCACAGATTTAAGCGAGGCTGCCCGGCGAAGGATCTCGTCTTTGGTAATAATATCACCCATCCTTATATTGGACAGAAGTTGATCGCCGGCAAACATACACCAGCCTTTAGAAGGGAATTGTTCGATTGTCAAGTCTTCTATCCGACCGAAACGCCTCATGTTGTCGCAGCAATCAACTATCAGTGCCTCTTTCTTGTCAGGATGGATGCGAACGGCACGGCCTACAATCTGGTAAAATACTGAATATGAGAATGTTGGACGCCCAAACATCACACAGTCAAGTTCAGGAAAGTCAAATCCGGTAGCAAGCGTTGAATAATTAAAAACCACCTTCAACTTGCCTTCTTTGAAATCGGATATGATTTGTTCTCTTTTCTTTTTGGTTGTTAGCGATGTTACGACACCGGTTATGGCTCCCATCCTGGCATTCATAAACTCTGATATTCTATTACATGATTCGATAGAATCCATACAAACCAAAATGGCTTTACGTTCGTTCATAAGCTGAAGAAGGCGCTTGTAGATAGAGTTGTTTAAGCCATTTCGTACGATGCTTTCTTTAATAGATTCGTTGGTGTATTCGGCTCCGGTACTGTTTAACATCAGAGCCGATTCATCAAATGACCATCGTTCGTACTTAAGTGGACACCAAAAACCTTGAGAAGTTAGCTCTTGTATTTGTATTACATGAACTAACTTCTTGAAGAAGTTATGCTCGTCTTTTGTCAGCATATTAAGTTTGCTATAGTTTCCTTCCAGCATGGAACTGTAGGCTCTGAGGCGGCAGGGAGTGGCGGTGAAGCCCAGCACCTTCGCCTCGGGAAACTCGCTCATAAACTCCATAAATTCAGAACCTTCCTCAGGGGAATACCCCGAGTGGCATTCGTCCACCAATAAGGTGTCTATCCCTATATCTTTCAACCTTGCTACGTCTTTCTTTATGCTCTTTAATGTCGCATAAGTCATAGCCGACAGTTCCTTTATACCACATGAAGCAGAATATATGGTAGGTTTAGAACCGAATGATACAGCCTTAGCATAATTCTGCTCCAGAATTTCTTTTGATGGCTGCAATACTAACGTTGGTCTATTTATCTCATGCGCTATCTTGGATATCAGAAGGCTCTTACCCGCTCCGCATGGGGCTACTATTATGCCAGGCTTTTTAGATCTTCCTGTAAGAAACTTAAGCCCGGCATCTACTGCCTCTTTTTGGTAAGGTCTAAGTTCAAAGCCCATCACAATCTATTATATTATTTTTTGAAAGTTCTATTATCGCCTCTTTCAACATCTCCCTTGCCTTATTCTCATTATCTTCAAACAGGCATACACTGCATGTAGCACCTTTGGAGGGGTAGTCTCTGTAGGCTTCTGCTCTTTCTACAACGTACTCACAACAATAGTCGTGACTCATGTCTTTTGCTATACTTATGAAATGATCTTCTCCATCCATCAACACGCAATATTCAGCATCGTTTTCGCATGCAATAACACCTTTGTTTTTTAAAATGGATAGCACTTTATTTCCAAAAAGTCCAATATAGACCCATATACCTTTCCCTGCATTTTTGTAAAAAATATCCATCCCTTCTTTGATTGTGACTTTCTTTTCCATAATCCCTTATTTTATATCAGTAATTAAAACATATCTTTCGACAATATCTTCAAGCTCCATAGAACATAACAAACTTGGGCTTTTTCCGTACTCGTACAGAGCGTACCCTTCCTTTATATCTAATATCTTGATTATATGCTTGCCTCTTTCAAATGGATCCATGAAGTAGCCTTTGTATTCGTATCTTTGACCAACTTTTATTTTGTCGGTCTTCTTCTTCATCTTATACCGATCTATTACCCTGCTTATTTTTATAAGAATCGTTACAAACAAGTATGATAATAAAAAGACCGCTGCTCCTGCTATCAATGCTTCTTTCATTGTATTTCTTTTAAGTAGTTAAACCATATATCCTCCAGTCTTTCCTGAAGCTCAAACGCTTTCTTGAAATTCCCGCATCTTACAGCAACGTCTCTCATGTATTCTACGTTTATAACTTCCGGATCTTGCCGGTATTTTGTTCTTAACTTTTGAACGTCCTCGTATTTCATCGTTTTATCTTTTTAGACGGATCCCAATCCGAAGAGAAAGGGCATTCGTTTTTGTTATGTAATCCAAAGTCGCAATAATAACACAGTGCTGACGGGCAGGGTAGCTTGTTTTGCGAAACAGGTTCGCTTAGGGTGGCACGCCGCTTGCTATACCTGGCTCCTTCTGCTCCCTGGATGTATGCTTGAAATGCTTTTACACTATTATCTTCAAAATCATACATTTTAGACAAAGTGTCATTTAGCATCTCTATAGATTTTGTTTTACGTTCCTCATCCACCTTAACCTTTTGGTATTGTCTGGTTCTGGTAAAGAAATAGATGTTCATATCTGGTAGAACTCCACCATATTTTCTATAGATGTAAAATGAATATATAGGATGCTGTAAATTCGTTTCCAACTTCTTAGAATCAAAAACCTTATTACCTGATTTCCAATCTATGACATAATGGTGAACTACGTTCTTGCTTTTTATAGCCAGATGAAGGTCTATCGATCCTACTATGTACACATGAGTATGAATTACTCCATTTATGTTAACAGGCTTAGGAAGACGGTACGGCAGCACAAAATCTTCTTCGACTCCAACTATAGCGCCGTGTCTGATAAGTTTCTCGCAGGGATTAAGATCACTATCAGCTATCATAAACCTATTGCCGTCTTTTTTAAACAGATCCACAATCCAAGCAAGAAGCTCTCCAGATTGCTTCATGGCTATCATCATATTTTCCGGTGATTGCCAAGGTATGTCTTCTTGGTAAGCATAGTAACTTATAGCTTTCCCCAGGTCTTTGCCAGAAGGCTGTCTTCCGTTCTTGAAGAAGTATTCCAGTGTCTTATGAATAACTGTACCATAAGACGTAGCTTCTTGTTTTTCCGTAGACCTTTTGCCCTCCACATAAGTTTTATACCATTTCATTGGACAAGTAAGAAACGTGTCCATCTGGGAATAAGATATGGCAAGACGTTTCACACCATTAAACTCCTTATATAGCAAATGCGTTTCCGGAACTATCATAAGTCATTGTCTTTAAATCCTTCCGGGTAATATACGACATACTTCTTACCGTCTTCTGGTGTCATGGCAAACTGCATGTAGTTATTACGATTACGATGCTTGCCATCTAATCCTCGCTTCCAATACAGGATACCGTCTATATCCACATAAGACCGTCCGCGTTCGGCTCTAACTACGTCCGTGTGCAGCAGATACCCGTCGGAAGACACGATCCACACTTTATCCCCTTTGTTTAAATAAGATATTCTTTTTCTTACAACAACCTTTTTCTTATTATCCAATACAAATTCCTCATCCGTCATATTCTTCATCCTCCTCTTCTTCTGTTTCAAAATCAATTCCATATCCCATATTCTATTAAATATATTTAAAGTTATTCATCCGTTTTAATACATCTCCTCGGAGACCTTCCGGTCTCCTTGGTAGATGTAAATCCCGTTAGGGATAAGTCAGGAATATTTCATCCTGTTAGTACCCATCGCCAATGTTATTTTGAGGTTTTATATAATGGCAACACTGTTTCGTCAAATACACTACTCCTGTTTAATCACCATCCTTAGAGCAAGAAACTTGGGTAAACATTCCTTGGTAACTATTTATTCTCAAATAACGTAGCCTTTGTTTCAAGGCTTAGGCTAATAACCCGATCTCTTAAAGAGATGTATTAAACTTTTATAATAGAATTATATTAGTTTAATACTATTTGGGGTTATAACACCGATCATAATGCTTGGTCAGTTCTTCTGGTTCTAAATCTTGTCCAAAATCCATGTTAAAAATATCGTAATTAGTAAAGCACTGTTCCTGCCGGCAGGAAATCTATGAATGCTGCTTTTATTTCTTCAATTAGGCCCAAGTGTAACCTTGGGCCATTGTATTTATTTTTTGTCATCTCCTTTTAGCTTCTTTAAAGTATCTGCAATCGGAAGCTGATCAATGACTCCCAATGCCGGAGCGACGGTCTTAACAACATTGTTAAGGAAATTACCGGTACTGTTCTGACCGCCGTCAAATACCGTGATATTTCCGAGGTTAATGTGCTCGAACGCCTTAACCTGTTCTCCAGCAATTTCTTTCCACTGATTAACCATCTTGTACTGGATGGCTATCTGAGGATTGGATTCTGCTGCTTCCACCATAGCCTTAAATCCGTCGGCTTCTGCCATCAACGACTTTTTCTTACCTTCGGCTTCTGCCTCCAGCTTCATCTGAATAGCTTTTGCTTCCGCTTCTGCTTTTGCCAAATGTGCTGCTGCTTCGGCATCAGCCCGACGTTTGATCTTCTCAGCTTCAGCATCAGCTTGCAACATAGCCTCCTGCTTCTGAATTTCAGCCGGCACAATCTTTTCAGCTTTAAGCGCAGCTTGAACCTTCTTAGCTTTAGCTTCTTCCACTTCTTTATCAGCAAGCTCTTTTGCCGTTTTCACAGCCGCTTCCGATTTAACTCTCTCTTCTCCGGCTTTCTTTTCTGATTGAGCTTTGATAACCTGTAGCTCTGATTCTGATACAGCAACCTCTTTCTGAGCATTGTTGTAGCCTACAGAAGCATTTTTCTCAGCCTCAGCTTTCTTAATCTGAGCTTCAGAGTCTTGTATTGCTATAGCTGCTTGTTTATCAGCTTCAGCTTTATTCTTCCCGACTTCTTCCATTCTTTCGGCTTCAGCTTTGTTTACTTCAAGTTCTGCCTTAGATCTTGCGATCGCTGATTCCTTATCAGCCAAAGTCTTTGCAATAACCGCAGCCCTATCTCTATCGGCTTGAGCTACACCGATCTGTTTTTCTTTATCGGTTAAAGCCAAAGCTACTTCTTTTTCTTTCTTTGTTTCAGCTACTACCGTTTCCTTTTCTTTTTCAGTATAGGCAATTTGAATCTCTTGCTCTTTTTGGGTATTAGCTACAGCCGTTTCTTTTTCCTTTTGCTGTACAGCAATCTTAATAGCACCCAGCTTTTCCTGTTCTTCGATATTAGCCTGTGCTTCGTTCAGGGCCTTACTTTCAGCTTCTTTGCCAAGATTCATGATATAGCCGGCTTCGTCTCTGATGTCACTGATGTTGATATTTAGGAGGTAAAGGCCTAACTTATTAAGTTCGTTATCAATGTTTTTTCTTGCCTTATCCAAAAACTCATCCCTGTCAGAATTAAGTTTTTCAATCGTCATTTCAGCAATGATCAAACGCATTTGGCCATAAACAATATCCGTAATAAGATTTTCAGTAGATTCAGTATCCATCCCCAAAAGCCTTTCTGCTGCATTCTGCATAATTTCAGGATTTGTGCTGATTGCTACTGTAATAGTAGTAGGTACATCCACTCTGATATTTTGAGACGACAAAGCACCGGTGAGCCTACAATCTATTTGCATAGGCTCCATAGACAAAATATCATAGCTTTGAATAATAGGCAAGACGAATGCCGCTCCACCATGATATAATTTCGCCGATTTCTTTTCCCCACCTGTCTTACCATAAACGACCAAGACTTGATTAGGCTTACATCTACGATACCTTGATAAGACTCCGATGATTGTCAAAATAATCACTACAGCTAAAATAGCTGACACGTACATGATTGTTGTCATAACTTTTAAAATTTAATTGTTGATAAAAAAAATTAGATACTTAATTCTCCTTCTTCGTATTTTATATTCACCTTGTCACCGTTTTTGTAATTTTTTCCAGACAAGCACCTCACTCTCATCTGTTCCTGTCTTCCATTTTTCGAAATATTTACCATATAATGATTCTTACCTGATCTAAATACTATCTCCGCCTCTCTGCCATTTAAATCTTCCGGACATTCGTACACCATTTCTTGTTTTAACTTAAGAAGTAACTTATATACGTAAAACAAAACGATAAAGAAAAATGACCCTATTACGATCCCTACTAAATGGGAACCCGAAAAGTACGTAGTCCAGCTATATCCAAGAATAAAATGTGTTATACCTTTGAATGATATGATGTCCGACAAAGACATGCTTAAATCAGAAGCGTTATCAATGTCAATATCCGTATCCAGATCAGATCCTAATATCGACAATAAAAACTGTATAACAAAAGCAAATGACGCTATTAAAGCCATGCATAAAATTATATCATTTCCCATATCCTTCTGTTATTATTTTGTAAACAAGATCAGTCATATCTTTGATGGATTCTGTATCATAATCAATAATAACGATATTGAATTTTTGTTCCACCATCGCATCAAGCTCAATTCGATCAATAGAATCTAATCCAAGTTCTTTAAACGACACATCTTCTTCATGAACTATATCCATTTCCGAATTAAGAAACTGAGTAATAATTATATCCTCTATTATCTTTCTAATTCTTACTTTTTCCATTGCTTTCTAATTTTGTTAAATAAATACGTTTTTATGTTTTTCAACCTCTCTTTGTCTGTTTCCGAACTTCCGGTAAACAAATAATCCGGATTGCCTTTAGCCGGCGGCGTAGGCAATTTAGATACGGCAAACAACCAATCCATTTCCTTATTCTTCTTAGGCTCCAAATAAGGCTCGGTAGCGATCTTAAATTTTTCAGCTATTAGGTCAAAGAGCTTTGAGTTTTTAAGGTTCATATGGACTGAAAAAGCCTGAGAAGGCGGTTTCCATATGAAGTTACATAAGCTCATTGTGTAATCTCCTGACTCTGCTATATAAGATTCCGTTACTTGAAGTATGACCTCTTTCTTAAATGAAGTATTACCCATAAACCAACACAATCTGGATTCCGCTTCTTTTCTGCTGACACCTATGTCTTTTGAATATGATTCGTACATTCCTATCATAATCTTCAACGTTTCCAGAACCTCGTCCGTCATTTCCGGTGTCTCTATATAATTCACAAAAGACGTTCCTTTGTTGGTTAATCTCATCACGCCTGATTTTAATTTCTCAACCAGGCCAAGCTCTATATATCTTCCAGCGTCTTCTTCCGGTATGGCTTCGATCATAACCGCATCCTTCTGTCTTATGGCAAGAAGATTAGCGAGATCATTAGGAGTCATGTCTGATGCTGTAAGTTGTCTGAAATTGATGTACATTCCTAATCAGCTTTAATGAAAATAACATCTCTATTATCCTCCCTCTCCGCGTGACTACACGGACCTGCAATCACATCCACTGCCCCGCATGTAAAGTAATTGAATATACATCCTTCACATCCTGCATTTGGCGCCGTAGGTTCCACACATTTTAATCTCACAAGTCCGGCATCAAACACTTCTCCTACTTTAAATTCCTTCTTTTCCATATTTCCTCCTTGTTTTTAACTGTTGTACCCTTCTTTGATAATCGAATTTCTACCGGTAGACACCGACTGACGGAGATCATCATGTACAGAATCTACCGTAGAATACTTGTTTCTGGTTGTAAAAATAACTTCCAGCATCTCCTTGTAATCACCTAAAGCCACTTCGTATCTTGGATCCACTTTGGTTTTTCTTTCAGCCTCGGCATTACTTTTAGCCAGCTCTCGGTCGAGAAGGTCTTCTTTGATCCGGTCAGCAATCATATCAAGTTCTTTTTTAATAACTTCTCCTGCTGCCCGAAGTTGACCTTCTACGTCACCAAGCTGATCTTGGACGGTACCTATTTCTTTCTTTAGACGATCGTATTCGTTAATCATACCCATATCACCTGCATAGCCGGAAAAGTCCTTGATTATTCTGGTTCCTTCTTTAAGGAGCTCAATGACTCGTCTTTTGCGTTCTCTGCTTATTAAAGACGGAAGACGATAATTCATATCCGCTACTGCTTTATCATGTATGGAGTTGATTAAAAACATCTCTCTTTCATCCCCTGCGAACTCAGTAAGAACCAAAAGGAACTTACTTATCAGGTATTCGTTTTCTTCTACGGTAAGTCTCATACGTTTCTTTTTTTTAATATATGGACTGTTCTTCCTTTACCTCTTGTTCTTGATCTTGATTGTTCGTAACGTCTTCCACAGTATAGAGCTTGGGCGGCGTCGGCGGCTGGTTGGGGTTCACGAACTTCGTCCCGCCCTCTCCGTACATCCATCCATGCCCCGGCAGGATCTCTGGGTGGATTGTATTAGTAAGCTCTTCCATACTAACTTGCCTTACCTTCAGTATATGATGAAACACCAGTCCGGCTGTCCTGAATGATGTTTTGTTTTCAGTTTTAAACCGGTCAAGAGTCTGATACCAGTCTTTCCCAAATATCATATACTTGTCCAGCCCGTATCTGCGAGGATTATGCAAACCTATCATTAACGTACATAGTTGCCCCAGCGTATCAGACTGATAAAAGTCAGAAAGACGGGGAGGCTGCTCTTGAGGGCTTTTTATCCTTCCTTCTATCTCTCTGTTGAATTGGGATATGATGAGGAAAAATATGTTTTTATATACTAATTTAGCCTCGTTCATAACCGCCACCAAATCATCTATAGCCGACTTAGGATCCAATCCCATTCTTTTTATCAAAGCAATATGATCGACTTTAAATATTATAAGACGTTTGTCTTTGTGTTTGGTAGCTATATGATACACGGCCGCCTCAAACTCTTTTACCGTACACGGAGCATCGATGTATATTATATTATTTCTAATTTCACCTTGAAGGATTTCAAACATCCTCATCTCTTCTACTGTATTAGAATCTTGCCTTCTTAATATTTCAGGAGCCCGTTTTTTCATATCCTGGCTCATTCTGCGAAGAAGAAGATCTTGAGGATTCATTTCGAACTCGCAATTGACAAGAAAATAATCTTCTGCTTGCGGGTTGATCATCGGATTCATCACATTTTCCAATATCTTTTGGGCCACATACGATTTACCTACAGACGGGCGGGCTCCTATGGCAATAGCATGCTGAGGAAAAATACCTCCAAGCAAAGCCTCATCAATATAATCGTATCCGGTTTTAGCGGGGATAAGCTCTCCCCGCCTGTATTTTAAGATATTCTCATACGCCTCTTCCATAACCTGTTTAGAGGTTTTGAATATCCTTCTTATATCTATCCTATTTGCTATCTCCTCTTGCATTTTTGTCACCTTTTGTATCCGATTTGGATCCCCTATTAGCTTTTACTGATTTATACCTAAGACCATTCTTGGTATGAGAACAATCCTTGCCTTTCCTCCAGCCCTTGCCCTTCTTCTTGTCCGTTTCGTAGTTTTTACGACCAAGCTCCCGGCGTTTGGCTTTCTGTTCCGGTCTGGCATTTATCTCCTTGTCCTTTTTAGCCTTTTTCTTCCTGGCTTCGGGATGAGTCCTGTAGTACTCTGTCGATCTACCCATGTGCTTATATTTTTGGTTAATAATAGCACAAAGATAGACAATTCGCGCCCTATTTCAATCTGCCGTAACTCATATCAGGATCACACCAGACATACCCGTCTTTCTCATCATGAAGATACTCAGGGCATCCTCTGCATGCGCTACTGCCTGACACTATTTGGTTGTTCTTATTAGGGCACTTATCTCCAGGCTTATGCCATTCTATTCTCGAACCTGATCGTTCTTTGTTTACATGACAGAACTGAAAGACTTTTCCCATCGTCTTCTCGCCGAACATACCTATATGTGTGTATTCTTCCGGTATAGATAGAAATTCGGATAAATCTTTATACATCCTTTCCCGTTCCTCCGGCGTAGACCATAGTCTATCAAGTTCGGCATGGACTCTTATCTTAAGAGACCTCAGTGATGGCCCCGCAAGCCGGCCTTTAGCTTTTCCCTTATTCGGCCCTGATTCATGAACACCGACATAAGCATTGCATGGTTTACACATCATAACCATCCCTAAGCCTTTTCTGCTATATATTTTATCGGCATTGACCAACTCGGTTTCTCTTCCGCAATAAGGGCAAATTTCGCCTCTTAAAATCCGTTGTTGCCGCACATTGAGTTCCATACTCTATCCTTTTGTTTCTCTTTAAACTTTTCATACAAACTGCTTTCAGTTTCCATTTCCGAGATCTCCACCTCTACGTCCTCTCTTTTGAAAATTACTTTCTTGGCTGTAGGATACGCACATTTAGAGATACGAATAGCATTACGAATAGCGTAAACAAAATACGTTTCTGGTGACGATTCGATCACCACTACCTCGTTTAAAGTGTTTTTGTAATTTTCCATATTATCTGCTTGCTTCAATTATATAACCTGGATTATCTTCACACGCCTCTTTGTATTTGATAAGAAACTTAAGAAATGAATCATAAGCCCCCCATCCGTTTTCTGGTTCGTATTTCAAAAGACTTTTTCTCTTGGAGATCATAATACATATACCTTTTGTAAGTACATTCTTCATCTCATCGGTATCTATTTCCCTACCCAATTCTTCTGGTCTCCAAACATAATCGTACAGCGTTTCTTTATTTTCTGATACGAATATTCTTTGTGCCATCTTGTTCATGTTGTGGGTGATGTTCGCAACCCATTCACGATCCTCTTCTTTCTTCTTACTTTTAATATAAACGTCCAGGCTCATACTGTTTTTCTTTTACCTTGTTATTGATTATCAAATCTGCCACATCATCTCCGTCTCCTACATTTTCAACATTTTGAAGATAGTCTGATACTTTTATCCTTGACTTCATCATCATCCCATCTATCTTTTTACTCCATGTCTCAAATGCTTGTCCTTTGTCCGGAAAAGCTACAGTCTTTCTATCTTTTAAAACATCTATCACTTCCGGCCTTAGGTTCTGCAACCCACCGGTAGCTACAAATAACTCATCCGGTTTATTCACGGCACATATAATAGCCGTCTTTTCTGATTCCACCAGATTAACCACCTTATCCGGATACTGGCTTAGAAGATGCTCTCCGAACAGGCATTGTCTAAACAAGAAGTCCCTTGCATGCAACGAATGATAAAACATAACATGAGGCCGCTCATTGTCACCGTCTTTTTCTTTCACTCTTTTTACATCAATCTCATTCCCCTGGCTGTCGGTCTTTATATAAAAGTCCATGATCTTGCCGGTTCTACATACAAAGTCCTTATCTATCTGCCAGAATATACAACATCCTTTCCATCCCCATAAGTCCATTGTTCCGACATGATACCTTCTGAACACATCAGATACCCTTTCTTTTCCCCATAGAGACGATAAAAATCTAAATACGGTGTTTCTATCGTCTGGAACCACAGTCCTCTCAAACTCGCTAAAAGGTATGTAATTTACAACGTCAGGATTTACAGGAGGACGATAAGCTCTTATACACTTGTTTCCCGAAATCCAAAGATCTTTGTCACCTACATCCTTACCAGTAGGTCGTTTATCGTAACCGCAAGTCCGTTCATGATCGCATCTTCCGAACTCGTTTCCAACAACCTGACCTGTTGCCACATCAATATAAGGGGTGAGGCACCGGCTTTTCCCGCAAGCCGGGCAGGTCAGCTTTAGTCGGCTCCTGCCAGGCCTGCGGTCAAGTTGAAACCGGGGTACGTTTTCGTATCTTCTAAAATCAAGCATAATGCTTATTTATATTACAAATCTTTTAGACATTTCCTCAGCAATATCATATACGACAATATGATCCTCTTCATTGTAAGGCTTATTGATATTCAGCACTCCCTTTCTCACTTTGAACCTCTTGTCTTTTCTGATATGATTCAACATCCCTTGTTGGAATACACAGTCTGCCTTCTCCATAGCAGCATTTTTATCAGACCATTCTTTTAGCGTATAACCTTTACTGTTCGTGCTTTTTGGAGAAAAATTCATAATACGTGCATCAATTCCGTACCAGTTTTTAACCATTCTCCTTTCAGCCTCCAATTGAAAAGCATGTTCATTTCGTATGTCACCTGATTTAAAATCTAAGATAACAATCTCTTCTTTCTCCACTTCTCTCACTTCCTTCTTCGGATCTCCTTTTTTGAACTGCCCCGTAGCCCTTTGATACACGGCTCCAAAATAACCTTCTTCTTTGTACTTGAATGTCATTTTAACCATCGCATCTATCGGCGTAGCTACCAAATAATCTTCTAATGATAATATTCTTTCAATCATCATCGGCTTAACCTTATACTCCGAACAAAATTTAGCAAACTTCATAACCCTAACAATCATATCGTCAAGATCATCTATGCTACCAAAGAATTTGTCAAGATTCTTTTTTGATATTTTAAGCTTGCCTTCTTGCACTGTCTTAACTATAAAACTTCGATTTAAGACCATATCTCTACCTGTCAAGTATAATCCGTATAGGTAGTGCATGATCGTTCCTTTATCTGCATCATATTCTGATACTTCTTCCGGATTGCGACCAATCATCCTCATCTCCTGTCTCCATTCTTGAAGAGCCGTTTTGTCATCTACGAATCCGTCTCTGATCATGGTTGTTACCGAGGCGTATATCTTGGCTGTCCCATCGTCCATCTTTCTTACATAAAAACGATTACCGTCTAATGTCAATCTTACGAATTTGGGAGTCTCGATCTTCTTTAACTCATCACAGATATAAAACGGCTCTAACGTTTCCTGATTTTCTGTAAACGGATTCGAATCTTCTTCTCCAGGATTAGGAGCAGCTTCCTCTGCCGGAGCTTCCGGTTCTTCTCCCTGGGCCTGCTCTGGCTCAGGCGCCGGCTCTTCAACTACTGGAACCTGTCCACCTCTTTCCGCTATGTCTCTTCTCTTTATTAAAGACATAACCTCCTTCTTCAACTGCTCTGGTGTTTGGTTAGGATCTGACACCGACATCACAACATCGTTCATTCTAAACAACGTATTTCCTTCTCCTTCCACCATAGGTACAAACCCTAAATCTGTTAATATTTTAATCTTTTCTTCTATCATCTCAATTTCTCAATTAATTCCTCTTTAACATAATACAACACAGTTACAACCTCATCAATATCTGCGGCTGCTCTCTCAAAATCAATCAATCTCTCACTATCTCCTCTTTTTATGTTGGCAATGAAAATAACTTCATCGTCAGCTTCTATCGTAACCTTATATTTTTTTCTCATATCCCATATTCTATTAAATATATTTAAGGCTATTCGTATGTTTTAATACATCCCCTCAGAGACCTTTCGGTCTCCTTGGTAGATGTAAATCCCGTTAGGGATAAGTCAGGAATATTTCATCCTGTTAGTACCCATCGCCAATGTTATAAGAGGTTTTAATGCAAGCAACACTGTTCCCAAAATACAAGAACTGTTTAATCACTTACCTTAGAGCTACAGACTTGGGTAAACATCCGTAGGTAACTATATATTCTCAAATAACGTAGCCTTTGTTTCAAGGCTTAGGCTAATAACCCGATCTCTGAAAGAGATGTATTAAACTTTTATAATAGAATTATATTGGTTTAATACTATTTGGGGTTATACCTATCAATTATTTCAATAATCAATCTACCTCTTTCTTTGATCATTCCCCTGCTTTCCATATCCATTACCTTCTTTACCGCATATTTCCACACAAAAGGAAATTCTGTTTCAAGTTTATCAAATTCCATCCGGTCAAGATACATGTCGAATACCGTATGCTCCGATTCATGTAGAAAAACTATATTATCTCTGCAAGTGGCAACCGACTTATATATCCTTTTTGGAAGTATGTGACATACGTTACATACTGTAGGAAAATGAATAGCCTTACCGGTCATAGACATTCGAATACTATTCAACTCCTCCAGCATAAGACGAAAAAACCCGGATAAATCCGGGTTCTCTAACTTTTTCTTCTTGCTGTTGTTTTTAATGGATGTAATTCTGTCTTTTTTCTTCGGAGTCAACTCTTTGCTCCTGCAAGCCTGGCATAAGCCATGACTTCTTATCATTACTTTTCGTCCGCATCTTTCACAGGCGTACAATTTCTTTTCCACTTTCTATATTTAGATACAAGTGATATATATTTAGATACAAGTGATATAGTTGAAAAGGATACCGCCGTTAAAGACAACGTATATGGTAAGTTCATTAACCATCTTGGTACCTCTTCTGTCTTAATCACTATCAGCAAAGTAGCACCTGCTACTACCAATAATACAATTGCCGTCGCAAGTGCTACACGGGAAACAACATCACTCATCAGTTTTCTTTTCTCCCAATTTTTCTACGCCTTTTTGCAGATCGTATTTAAATACTTCAATGATTTTCGTTTCTACAATAGACTCGCAATTCCAGTCTCCCAACGTACCCTGCATGCCTTTAGTCAACACAGCTTCGGCATCCTTAGGATTGCCGGCCTGGACATACATATAGCATGGAGTTTTCTTTTCTTTACCTTTCTTTTCATCCAGTGTAATGTAATTTACCTTACACTTAAACCAGTACTCAGCTTCTCCGTTGAAGAAGATTTCCGACACTTTAATAGGATTTATTTTAACAATATCGAACTCGTTAAATAAATCCTTGAAAATCTCTAAAGATCTTGATTCTGCCTCTGTATAAGACAAGGCATCTACCAAATACTTTTCAGTTACTTTCTTTTTTTTGCCGTTCTCGATATTATCAATCTCGGCTTTTACCGTAATTTCAAACCAGCGATTCATTGTATTAATATTTAATTAGTTGATTTCTTTCCTTTCTCTATACTATTTTTAAATCTTTCAGAACACCACTGCAAAACATCCATCATCATCATCTCATTATTAGATAAGATGCCTTTTATAATTAACGCCAATTGATGCTGTGACATTCTTAGGCTCATATCAAATCTTCTTTCCTCTTCATTTACTATCGTGGCTACGAAATACTTACACCCCTCTAAGTGCGTCAGGGCTTCAATCATAGCTTCTTTTATCTCTTTTTCTTCCATTCTGTTTGTTTTTTTGGACAAAGATATGTCTTTTGACAATAAAAAAAGATTCAAAATGATTTAATTTAGCTTAATTACTACTCTTTTGATTCGTCCGGCATAGGTATGTCAAACTTTTTCCTGATAAACGATTCTGTTTCTTCATTGAATGGATAGGCCTCCTTAATAAAATTCATAGCTACCTCCATATCACCGTCTGCTATATCTTTATACCTTTCAAAGATGCCAACCAGGTCATTGTTATATGAACGCTCTTGTTTTATGTTGTACACGTATTTCAACACCCTGTCTTTAATTTCATTGGCATTTTTCAAAGTGTTATTGAAGGAATTTATACTTTCCAATTCTGGATCTTGGTTTTCCTTGTTTACCTTATTAAACTCTTCTTTGCTATACCCCGCTTCCCCTTTAATAGCCGGGCAAACACTTTCTTTTATGATCCAAAACTGTTCATACGATCCTGTCAGAAACCTTGATTCTATTTTAAATGCATTATATTTAACAAGCAAATTAGCCACCTCAGTTGCACCTTCTATGGTTCTAAAACCGATGCCGACATCTTTTAACATAAATACTGGAACTCCCGTTCTTGGATACACGACTTCTTTTTCGTTCTTTATATTCCAATTTTTAGCTTCAATTGGAATACCCTTACCAACAAGCTCTTTGTCTATATACAGACTTATCTCTTCGTCTGTCAATGCCACAATCTCATCTCTGCTTAAATCAAAAACTGTTTTCATTTCTTTTTATTTATTAAATTAAACAATCTACCTCTTTGTTCAGGCTCCGTATATTCCACCCATATATCGGCTGCCACATTTCTAAGAAATTCCATAAAGTCTTGATGATCCCTGTATTCAGCAGAATCAACTTTTCTCACAAAACTTAGAATTTCCTTTAACATCTTATTGTTTTCTTCAAGAAGTTCTCTGTCAGTCATAACCTTTCATATTTTCTTCTTTTCGCTTTCCATATTGTTTATCTTGTTTTAGGGTAATAAATCTTTGATGTATGCCCAACGCAAAATCTTGTTGTAATAGCAAGATTTTACCCATTCATATTCAGAACGCCAATCAATACAAATGCAGACATTTCCGTCTATATCCATGTGTTCAACCAAACAATCCTTTCCTGGTTCAGCTATGTCACTCGGTTTGTGCCATACGCTGTTAATGCGCCACTCTGCACCAGCTTTAAAAAGAGGAACAGCATATTCTATATCTTGTTTCATGTCTTATTATTGTTTAATTAATTTAAATATTTTTAGTTTTGAAATTATTTAATATGCTTATCGGCTGGATTGATTATCAATCCATCGTCACATGAAGGGAATGATATGTTAGATTCTCCATTATCAAGATTAGTCAGTTTAACCGTTCCAGCATATTCATCATCCACAAAAAACAATTGACCCGAAGAAACCACAAACCTGCATTGATATGCATTCATCATTGTCCCAAGTTGTCTAATCTTAGTTTTAATCTCTAAAAGTTGAGCGTTGTTGATTATATTCTTATTCATATTTTATTAAAGTTTATCTATTATTTTGTTACCCATTTCCTGCCATTCATCACTCACGCTTATAACCAATCCTATGACAGTTGATGATAATAACAACGTAAAAATAAGCCATAACAGAAAGCAGATAAAAACACATACATACCTCATGATTTTTTTTAGTTGTTAGATAAAAGCAAAATCGGTTCATTTGACTCCGCAATTGCTTTTATTTGTTCTGGATTGATAAAACTCTTAACTTGTTCGCTTATATTACAAATGGACTTGATCATATCAACGAATAATTTCGAGGTACATTCATTACACTCCACTTCCATTACCTGTTTATGTCTATTGTATGATATGCTCGTTACACAATTCAGCCAGTGCGCATAAGTTCCTTTTTCTGTATTTAACCTGCCGTATTCTACTTTTGTCTCTCCATTTCCATATTTAATTACTCTTTTTAGAAATGGTTTTGCATAAATACTAAAACCGAAAGGTTCGGCATTTAAAGCATCTAAACGAGAAGTTCCATCTCTCCATTCTCCATTCTCATAGTTCCCTGTCCATTCCACAGAGGGGTTAGGAACAATGTTTCCGTTTTTGTCATAGGCAAATGAACATAGAGTTTCTAACTGATACTTAATAACAGGTACTTCTTCTACTATTTTATAACTCAAACATCTCTTCAGAACTTTCCTGATTTGACTCACCAGATCAGAAAATGATGTGCTATTGAAATATCCTTCGTTACCTAATCTGTTTGTAGGTAATTTGATCCCATAAGAACGAATCTTATCCACATCTTCTTTTGATAAAGTAGTGGTAACCACTCCTTTTTTGGTGATATTCACTTTAACAGTTACAGATAAACTGTTGTTATCATTCTTTTCCGTTATATTTAGTGTTGTTAATACTGCCATAATCAGATCTTTTTAAAATCAATTTGAATAAATATAATGCATTCCTGCTTCATATACCTTATGTACATCAGGGTCATTCTTGTCTTCCGGTTCCAATTCACTCTCTTCACAAGTATAATCCCATTCAGAGTTGTAGTACATATCCTCGTCTGTTTTCTCCAAGGAGCAATCTTTCATTAGATTCATATTTTCTCCCCAGACTGCAACTTCTTTCTGTTGCTCTTCTTCTGTCATAAGAGATATTTTGTCTTTCAATTCTTTCCAGGTCATGATTTTTAAAAGATGATTAATAGTTTATTCTACATCAAAAAGTTGATCTAACACTAATAATTCTGCATCCATATCTTCGTCTTTCGGGAAACGAACTTTTATGTTTCCAAACTTAGATGTCTTAAACAAGATGTAGGGGTTCATGTCTTCGGCAGTCACCGGCTTATACTCCTTAACTTCCGACATCTTGAGATACCAGTCACCTATTTTTACAAACCCAGAAAAGATAGAACACAGATGCGCTTTTACAGACTGTATCTCCTTTTTATCTTTGAAAGGTATAATTTCGTCCTTTCCCCTTATCCTGATTGACAAGAAAGGACGAATGTTATCTGTTTCATTTTGAAATTTGAAGCCTGTTATGGCTTGCTTGGGGATTCTTCTTCCCATTAATATAAAATAGCTCATTGTGATAAGTGATTTTGTTTTATATCAGGTAAGTAATTTGTAATAACATCAAGTGATATCCATAACTCTGGCTCTATGCTGTTTTTTATTCTATCACTGAAAAGAGGATTATCATCACAATCACAATGAGAGATTGTGATATAACAATCTTGATAATCCCACCAATGAGCCGATTTAAAATCGTCTCCTCCATTCCAAAACCCTATTCTTATACCTCTTGGGTTGAAATCTTCATCTATCCAACTTGGGTGATAAGCCAACACTTCTTCTCCCTCTGAAGGTTTTTCCTCTTTGTATTTCTTCCAGTCCATTTCACTTTTAATTAGTTAGATACAAATATACAAGTTTTACTAAGATACCCTTCTGTCATCTCTATAAAGTTCACACAATCCAATTTGCTTAATTTGTAAATCAATGCCGGATTGTGTATTATAGCTATAATTTGTGTTTTTGGTTTATGAAATGACAATACATTATAAATTTGCATTATGTTGTCAATGTCAAGATTCCTGTCTGGCTCATCCATGAGAACCGTGTATTCAAAACCGCTTTCTGTTAATGTTATGCGGTTTCTTTTATAATACTTCAACAGGTTATCAATTCTTTTAATCCAAAACGCATTTGATTTTTTCTTGTATTCTACAAGATCTTGTATTGGAAATGTATAATCCTTTTGACCGAACATTAAATTGAAAAGTGATTCCAATGATAACACCACTTTTTCTCCATAAGATTTTTGAATGCTATTCACATACAAATCGAAATTGCTGATGTTTTTTAATACACTATCTCGATTTGTCTCCGACGATGGCAATAAACGGAATACTTTCCCTGCATAATCGGATGATATATCAATCCCATCAAAAACCTTACCATCGTCATCAAATATAGGTAGAAAGTCCAGTGCCTCGATCGGTATTTCAGAGCACATGGATTTCTCGCATAACGCATACATTGATATGATGTTAAGCAAAGTTGATTTTCCACTACCGTTTTTACCTATAATTACATTCACTCCTGGCTTGAAAATAAATTCTCTGCCATTTTCAAATGCTTCTATGTCCGAAACGTATTCAAAAGGAGTTTTTGTATTGTCTTTTATTTTTATGGATGTTATCATATGTAATCCTTTTTAAAAATCAATTACCGCCCGAACCCTGTAACTATTGTACTCAATGTTGCTGTGCGTGCCGCCATTGGAGAAGCTCACGAACCATGCGCTGACCTGGCTGTACTCGGTACTGGACCAATACCACGCCGAGGAGAGGGGAGATGCCGAAACATAAGCGAATGCTTTGTTTAGTTCGTCCATATGATGGGCCATTAAATTTAATTGACCAAGAGATGGTATATACTCGTCATCTTCCAGCAGATTTCTCAATTTTGGATTTCTGGCTACAAGGCGTTCCGTATTGCCGCGTCCGTCAATATCAAACAGCGCATCACATTCACGTTCGTAATATGTCTCACTTCCGGATTCTCCACGGCTATCATTGTCAAGCAACCGTACGCTATCATGCTCCGTCAGTGAGATTGCAAATGACATGTATCCGTGCTTCAACCCGATGTATCGTACACAATCTTTGGAATTATCGCCGGTAAACAGCTCAGCGTGTCCGTCTCTGTAGATTAAATACAAGCCATTTTCTCTTGATGGCACTCTATTTTCACATACGCATCTTTCATTTTTGGGTCTTACAATTATGTTCAACTCATTCAACACATGATCTTTTATAACCTCCCCACATATTTTCCTTACAAAACCATAGCCTTCTTTTTGTTTAAGTTCGTCATTCACCATACATCTAATCCAATGCTCTATCTGATTGTTTCCTCCGTATGTATTATGCATATACCGTTTTACAAGCTTTTCCAATAATGGTTCTATGTTTTTGATTATATCTTCTTTGGTAAGGTGAAGTTCATTTAGTATGCAGTTTCTTACCGCCTTGTATTCTTTACTTGTGCTCATAATATTCTATTATTTTTTTTCAATTAGTCCCATCCTCCAGTAGTGTACAAAGATACATCTTCCTCCTCTACATTTACACCTTTAAGAGCCTGTAGAAGTTTTTTCTTTGTCTCCCGGCACATATTGTAACCATATCCTTTATACCGATATGAGCGCTCCCATGTGCTTACCGGAAAAGGAATATTTTCGTCAATTACCAGCCTCTTCATATGAAGATGTTCGAAGAATTTCTCATGGTAGAGAAGTTTATACTCGTATCCTACTACATCAGTAGATGAGAATGGAAAATAATCATCTTCCTTTTCTTCGTATTTAGGCTCCTTGTAGTAAGCCATTTTTGCCACAGTAAAGTCGAAGCTCCTGAGAATCTCTTCTGGCTTTCCGAACTCTGACTCTATGAACTCTACCCAAACCTTTTCTCCCTCTTTCTGGAGCGCACATACCTTCTCATTTCTGTACTTAAATTTCCATCCTTCTTTCTGATGTTTTTCATCATTGAACAAATCAACAGCTTCCTGAAAATCGCTTTCACTTTCAAAGAAAATATCAATATCTTTTACTTTTTCTCCGGAAAGGATATTCTTAAAACATCCACCAGCTATAAATCCTTTGTGGCCTTCCATATACTTGTCAAGCCATCTTATTTGCCAGAAATTATCTGGAGTATCTATTATAAAATTGTTCATATTGCTTATGTTTTGCCGTTACCAAGCGAGATAAAAATTCCGCTTCACAATAATACAATGAGTGTAATTACTCAGGTCGATTCCGTTGTCCGTAAATGCATCCAGGACCCGTTTTTCCACGTATTTGAGTTTTACTGTTATCCCCTTCTTAAACACTTCTATTAACTTCTCATTGCACTCAATAGGTCCAATAAGACAGTATCTATTCGAAGGACTGTCTGATATACAATATGTCTGACATCCTAACATGTTGCTTAAAATTACTTCGTTCATAATTTCTCTATGATTCTAATATGGTGTCTACAAACTCCGTTATTTTATCAACGGATTCTTTTGATAAGGTATATCTTCTCCAATCCCATCTAAAATGCGCTTTTGGGAGATTTTTAGTAGAATATTTTTCATTTCCGTCCTTGTTAGTCCATTCGTAATTATCCTCTGGATCCGCCACTTTTATCCCCGATTTAGGTCCGTTACGAAAGCTATATAGCATTCTTATAACCGATTCAAAATCCGAACCTATATCAAATAGCATATGATACACCTTGTTTATTAAAGCCCTATCAGCTTGTTCCAAGTCTTCACCAAACAACTCTCTTACACTCCAATTTTTCATTTCTGAATAACGAATGAAATTAAGTTTCCCTTTTTCTATATTAGGATTTTTTCTTGATAATACAAGCTCCAAATCTTTCACAAATGATTCTTTTAGCTTCTGTTGTCCTAACAAGGCGGTGTATTTGCTTACTATATCCATTATCCAAAGTTTTTTAATATTGCTTCAAACGAATCATATTTAATCCCTAATGTATCATGCGCCTTTTGGGATCCACATTCACATTCTCCTACCTTATGTTCTGATCCACAATCGCATAAGTCGATCCCCAAATGGTTGACGCAGTGGTCGCAGCAGCAGGACTGGTGAAGCCATGTGGCATCACCAGCATCCAAATCCAATTTTTCAAATGTTTCCCAAAACATGCTATTCGAAGCTCCATTATCAAATCTGATAGTGACTGCACTGCATTTACATTTTGTATGTATTCTATTTTCATATATGTTCCATTTTCAAAATTTCTGGGGACAGATATTCTTGTAACTCCAATTTGCGTATTGGAACAAGACAATCCAGATGTTTAGCATCCATTTCTTGCTTATCTTCATCTACCCACGTTAAAGTACCTTCACTGCTACATTCCGGGCATTTGTCAGCTCCACATGGAAGAAGCATTTGTGCTCCACATAAGACACATCTTACCCAGTCTCCGTGCTGCACCCCTTCGTATGTTCTTGTTTTCATATTTATTGTTTATCATTTATAACATTTACTTCTTTACTCCACAAACGTCTCTTATATATCGGAGTGATGCCGATCAGAATACCACTATCTTCGCCCCAATACTGAAGTATTTTGGACTCAATTTTATGATGCAATTCTTGTATTCCTCCTTTGTTCCTGTCATAAGGAGAAAAATCGGATAATTTCACCGTTTTCATTTTTTTTCTGGATTTTCAGTAATTCCCAAAAGACACTCGTTACCCTCAAAAGGAATACAATGAACAAACACCACCCCATTCAAACATTCATATTTAGTCTCCCCATCCTGATCGTCTGTAATTGTTCTTATGAATAAATTGCCCTCCCAATTGTCATCTTCATAATATTCCCGTTAAACTCATGGACAAACTTATTGTAATAATGCTCTCCCATAACTTTCCCGTATTTTTCCATGAACAAATCTTTGTCCAACGACTCATCCTTAAAACAACGGTTGTAATCCCATCTTACAACACGAAACAATGTTTCAAAATTCAATCTTTCCATATCCTGTATTTTATTTAAGCTCAAACCTAATATCTTCCGGCAACTGAGAGCGGTCCACCTTGTTCACAAAATCATCAAACTCTTCCTGTGTGATTTTTTCTCCATAACTGTTCCAGTTGAAAGATAAAGTATTTAAGTGAGGGTAATATATAGCATTATCAGTAGACAACCCATAATCAAACACACAGAGCATTATCTTTTTTTCTGCTTCTGCTTGTCTGATTCTCTTATCGTATCGCTCACAAATTTCAGCACGCTTTTTCAACATCTCTGCCTTATGATCCTCTTCCCTACGTTTTTCGATATTTTCTGCGGAATAATACCTGGCTTTAACGCGCTCTTCAATAAGAGATCGTTCCTCGTCCGTTAATGTCAAAGTAAACCTTTCCTTTTCCGGCGTATGCGGATTTACCCATTTCTTGCCACACAGGTCTTCAAGTTCAACAAGAAGCTCGTCTGATTCACGTTTCCATCTATCCACAATCCCCAGATTGAAAAGCATATATTTGAAATACAGCTCATCCTCAGAAGCTATATATAATTTTACGCATTCTTGTTCTGATATACGCAGATACTTCATTGCCACAGATATACCACTTTTTCTAATATGATATATTCCATTTCTAACCGGATACATAGGAGCACCATAATGATTACTGCAATGCAATGGTATAAATTTCGCCAATTCCGGAAAATGTTTTGCAACCTCACCGTGGCAGCAACCTCCCATATACTCTACATACGTTCCTTGTTGATCTTTCTGTCTAATATCAGCCGTTACGCTCCAGTCACACATATTGTTATGACAATCATCATCTAAAGATATTGTGACTGTTATTCTGTATTCTTCTTTGTTTTCTATAAAGAATTTTGTACTTGAATAAATTAGTTTGTTTGCAGTTTCCATATTATTTTAGTTTAATCATTACGCTTGTAAAAAATAAAATCTGCACATTCCCCCGGTGTATTATTAGCGTTATTGTACCAATAAAAACCTTCTGTTTTCCAGTCTACATCTACGGGATCTTCTTTTACTCGTTCCAAGAAATTCCTTATTTCTCGTTCTTCATTATCTGACAAACCTGTATAATCACCATTTATCAGAGCACGAGCCCAATAAACTGGAAGCCTGTATCTTGTTACCTTTATACTCATATCTTCATTAGTTTACAATTACTATCTTCAAATACAGGGACCATGCCCTGTCCCCTGAAATAAGCAGTAGCTAACTTAAAAGCGTACAGCGGATTCACTTTCTTAATTTCTCGCTGTGATTTATAGAAAGATAACGGCTGACATATATAGAAATTTTCATTGCCAAGACTCCCAAAAAGCCAATCCATACTACCTTCATCACAATTAGTGCCACCCAGTATTATTAAATCACATCCGGTCTTCCGGGTCCCTAAGATGAATGTCTTGTTCTTATTCTCTGGCCGCATAAATATCTCTTTATCAATATTAAACCAATCACTTTGGCAACTTTCTACATCCCTTAGAACGATCTCGTCAATCTCACGGGCATATTCTTCTTGTGTTTTCATAAGGCATGTTATTTAAAAGAAACTCCAACAATATGTCACAATAAATTCCCTCATTCCGTATTCGGCAAGCTGCTGAAACGATTCTATCCCATTACAATAATAAAAAACATTATCATTATCATCATCGTTGATACTCAGCGATAGTTTGATTGTCACTCTTTTATCGTCTCCTGTTTCTTTCCACACAATCTGACATTCTACGTATTCAGGCTCCTTACCTGTTCTTTCTACAAATTCAAGGAATCTTAAATCAATTTCATATTTGACTCCTTCAACATTAGATATCACTACCTCGTTTTCACAATCACTGCAAATAGCATGCATGAAAGCTCCATCAAAATAATCTATTATTTTTCCGGTATTCGGATTTACTATAGCTTCACAGGCAACATTTGTTCCACCACATCTTGTACATATATATCCCATAATTATCTGTTTTTTAAAATGTTCAACAATTTCATCTACTGTAGCCTTACGCCACGCAAAGCAGGCCCCGTCTCCCCTGAACCGGAGCTCTTCGCACTTTACCCACCTGTCTCCTGTGGCGTCCGTCACTATCAGCCATTATAACCTATTCTTCTAAGCCATTCTCTATCATGACTTCCTTTATCAATTCATCTGTCTCCTCGTAACATCCCCAGCAAGAATCAACCTCTTCCCATTCTTCACAATCTTCATCCTCCCTTGATTCGTCTTTGTATTTCTTGGTAAATGCTACCTTCTTTTCAAGAACGTACCCTTTTACATCTCCCCACATCCACATACCTATGGACTTTACTTCATCATCTATAATCTTGGCACAATCTTCTTTCCAATCTCCTTCTTTGTCGCAGACTTCATTATCATATTTTTCTTTTGTAGCGTATGCTATCCCTTTTATATAATCACCTTGACTATAACCCCTTGTTGACCACTCTATAGCCACCACATCTTTTCCGTATTTGGATATGATATCTAACAAATCTTCGTCATCCAGATCCTCTATTAATTCTCCTCTGTAATCAAAGTCCGTCAAATCACTTGGAAAAAACTCTTGACCTATATATGGACTTGTCTTATGCTTCAACTCCCATACATTGTCACCTCTGTTGTATGTAAATGAGATCTCATTCGCTTCCCCTTTCTTTAAATATTTTACAATGTCTTTCTGTTTTATATGCTTCATTACAATAGCATCAATAACATCTCTAAGATCATGCTTGTTATCGTAGAAGAAAGTTTTCCAATTGCATTCATCATGCAATCGATGCGTATCAGAGTATTCAAAAAAGAATGACCCAAACAAACCCCAATTAGTTATAGGGCATTCTGAATCATGACAATAATACACTTTAATGCGATAATCGCCTACTTCTTTTGTTGTAATAAGATCGTCTTCCATGTCTTTATATTTTAAATAGTTCCTAACTTTTTATCAATAAATTCATCTATTTCATCATAGTATGATCCATCGAAATCATAATTCCCATATTTCTCTGTAAACTCTTTAGCCCACTCTCGAATGATGTTAAATGCCTGTTCCCTGCTATATTCTTTTGGTCCTGTTAGATACTCCACAGCTTCCACCGATAACTCTTGCAGATTTCGTAAGTAATTTAAACCTATGCTATATGGTAGCTTACCTACTTCTATACATACATGATGACCTTGTTTAAAGGCATCCTGTAAATCTTCCAAACTTTCTATCAATGACTCGGACTCATCATCTACTCTCACCTTGTATAACTCAAAATCTTCATTTTCTGCCGACACCCATATCTTGTAGGCTTTTTCGTTGGACAATCTTTTCCAAACAAATCCGTCACTGAATACAATTAGGCTGCCTGTTACTATCGTATTTTTCATAATCACTTTCTAATCTGTTACTCTGTAATAATAATCAAGTTCTTCTCCCTTAAAGTTGTTCATGGCATACTCGTCAGCTTCCCGCCACAACCGGTCATACAATGCAGCCAGTTCACGATTGCTTTTATAATGTTGCCAGATTTTATGATTCAATACCAGCGTCAATTCTGTAAAGAACTTATAATCGTCTTTCCATTCGCTGAACGCACGTTTGTAGGTATCTTTGACACCTGCTATACCATACTTGTCGGCTATGCTGAAATCTTCCCAAAAGGTAGTTATCAGGTCATAGCCGTTCTCTTGCATAAATTCTTTAAATGTCATATACTAACTATTTAAAGGCAATTCCATAATTACTCCAAAACTTTACTTGTTGACACAGATTCCACGGCATAGTTTTATATGCTTGGAAATATTCCCACTCGATTTTATCCTCAAAGCCGGGACAATGATGTTTGACGTAAGCATAAAACTCATCATGCTTCTGTTTTGCAAAATCATCCCCTTCTTCATCCAGCATGACAATTTTTGGTTTGTTTGCCTCCCGACATTGTTTTGCGGTTTGATAGAATCGCCGAAAGTGTTCGGCATAATACTCGTTTCCGCTATAATCAACGAAGGTAACTTTACCTCCATAAATTTTGCAAACCCTTAAAGGTTCCCGTGTTGCTCTCTTTACCGGTCTTGAACCATCCCATAGCCAACCACAGAACTGTATGCCATCCCAGACAAGATACGGTAAGTATTTTAAAGAAAAAGACTCTATATTCAACACCTCATATTGTACAGGATTGGTTTCTTGTGCTGCATCTTCAGCGGTTTTGTATATGGGCATACTTACCTTAAATTTTTCCTCTCCCAATTTGCTGCCAAACCAAAAGATATGTTCGGTATCCACGTTGTTTCCACAAATACCGGTATCTTTTATTCTCATGCCGCGATATTCTGCTTCACGAATCACTCCGTTTCTGTGCATAAATACCCTTGTTCCAAAGGGGAACGGGTAAACTGATACTTTTCTTTCCATATTGTTTTATTTATAGATTAAAATTCAGCAATATAACTATATACATAATTTTATTTTCCCCAGCACCAAAAATTTACAGCGTATTTCCCGGTAGTTATAAATATCTTACCTCCTCCTATCTCCGCAAGTATGTTCTCTCCAAATATCCTTGTAGGAAGCGGTATGTACTTTGCATCTATAGGTAAATCCTGGGTTTCTTTTATAGGTCTATATGACACAAACGCTTTGTTCTCATATACCATCTCAATATACAGCCCATCTGGTGATTCAAACACGTCTTTCCTTTTCTGCCTCATCCCAGATCGTATTAACTGTTCTTTCCAAGATTGAATATATAATTTTCTACAGGTCTCATTTATCTTATTAATAACCTCTTCCTTAAATTCGTAATACTCATATATACGACCTTTGTATTCGGCTATCATTTCTTTAATCTTACTTTCAGATGCCCATAACCCACAATACACATAGCAATCCAATAATCTATCTACTGAAGAAACACCGATCAACATCATTTTGGAAAATGGATTTCCCTCTTTTTCCAATTCTTCTCTTGCTCTGTCTGTCACTGCATCCCACCATTGCCCTTCGCATTTCTCTACCTCCCCATTATCAAGTACGACATCAAACTTTCTACCTCCGAAAGCTTCTCTTCTTTCATTTCTCTTTGCAAGGAAATCATAAAATATACCTCCTATTCTTCCAATAATGGTATCATCTCCGTACTTTGTGCTAATTTTATCAGACATTTCATCGAAGACAAGGAACTTCGATTCTCCTGACTCTACTAAATATAATAGCTTCATGATTTATCTCTTTAGATGTAAGTTATGCTGCCAACATTAATCTGCATTATATCGTTTTCCAACGTAATGAAATTATTTTGTTTTATGGGCCCAAACATCAATCCATATACACTTACTGTATTAAACAGCCTAACAGTGTGAAAATCTTCATTTGGCTCTACCCTGTTTTTATCCCAATATCCCAAATCGTTGATAGTTGCCGGGAATCCTCCTACGTCGTTATACTTATAGTAATCGTTTTGATTGAAAACGATTCCCTTTATTAACAGGTTCCCGATGCTTTTCATGTTGAATCCGGACAACGCGATCTGCTCTGAGATATAACTAATCAAACAGTTATGATACGGGTTTGGCTTATCTCCTCTCTCGTTAATAATTTTCTTCCATTTCTTCGTTAATGGAACCCTACAAACATTTGTATTGTTTTCGTCGTTCACTATCTGACTAATATACGGTCCTGGCCACAGACAGCCAGGCCGATCTCATGGCAGGGCAGGCGCCACCTTACTCTGGCTGTTCTGCCCACTCTCTGTACCCTACATTAAAACCAATAGGATCATACCTTTTGATCATAGTGCCATAATTCTCTCTACCGCAATACCTGTTCTTTCCTCCAATGATCCATGTCTCATCGTCTCTATCTGGAGATATTGAGTTAAGAAACTTCTCATAATCTTTTCTACTCTTTCCCATCTTTGTCTTGATTTAAACAATAGTTAATAAAATAAGCAACCTGTTCATTTTCCCCTGTATTATCATAATCACCTAAAGTCATATCATCATAATCCAGCAGAACTATACGAAAATCGTTTTTTTTGACATACACCTCCGTTAAAAACATAGGAATCCCATTAATTTCTATTATCACCGGAAACTGATCATCAAAGTCAAACGCATCATTAGTTTCTTTAAACTCTTTAAACTTTAGCTTTATAATTCCATTGTTTTCTGCTAATGCTTCTTTGATGTACTTTAATCTTTTTGCATTCAGACTGACCTCTGCTTCTTCTATTTCTTTATACAATTTATTTAGATCCATATTCCACTATATTTATGTTGTCAAATTTTTCTTTTATAATATCCAAGGCGCCACACTCGTTTGTTATCATAGCATGCTTTCCTGGCTTCATTCTCCACAGATTAAAACACCTTGTCACATTCATAGTGGCATTAAATAATGATATTTCGTATCTTGTGTTCCCATTTTCATCATGTCCCGCTTTTTTAAAATAACATAGGGTCGGCTTGTATTTGAAATAATTAAAAAGCCTATACCATCCCTTTCCGTTACATGTTTCACAATTCCATATTCCAGCAAGCTTCCTATATCCCCTTACCGGTATTCTCTCTATTTCTTTTGGTACGATCTTGACATACTTTCCTTCTCCGATTGGTATGGTCATATTACCTGCCTCTTTCGTGCAAAAGTATTCTATTTCAGATGCCATTCCTTTATACATATAGAACCGGTATAAGTTCCCGTCAGGGTCTACCCGATCCATGTAATATAATATCACTTTATCTACTTTTATCGTTTTCATTCCTTTATTCTACTTATCTTTAAATTGTTATTCCCACAGTATTCCTTCAACCAACTATCCGTTAGATAACGATTAACTCTATCGTATTCCTTTTTCGGACCCTTGCTCCAGAATTTCCATTCGTTTGTAATATCGTTCCCATATTTATCAAACCAATAGATATAATATACTACATTACCGTATAAATCCACTCTTTTTCTTTCCTGTATGACTACCTCGTAAGGCATTTCCTTGTCTCTTTTCTCCATCTTTATCCTCCTTTCTTAAAAAAAAAACGACACCTATCTTCACAGACCAGTGCCGGCAACTAACTTACATGGAAAACTACTTAACCTCAACTAATTCTACAGAGCTGTAGAATTTAGTGAAGCTACCAACAAATTCTCTTATATTTTTATATTCTTCTGGTCGTTTTCTGTTACCGTCTTTTATATAATTTACCCACAGTCTATCCTCTATGTTCTTAACCGCATTCTCTATAGTAAATTCGTCGCTGACACACATTAAACACGAAGACCCGGTTTTCTTATGTGGTTTATACACCCTTGAAAAAGACCACATTTTTATCCTGTCGTATATATATCCGTTGTTGGGATAAACGAATCCTATCCGTTTATCACCTTCTTTGGCGTAAAATACACCCGGTTCCTTTCCTCCCTTTCTATATACCACAAATCCTTTTTCTTTTAGGATCTTAACTACTTTATCTAATTCATTTTCTACGTTCATTTTCATGCAAAAATTTAAAAACGACCCTCATTACATCTCCAAAGTTCTCCACTTTAACCCACTCATGAGCTACTGCTCTAAGTACGGATGTTTCGTATGTTGGAACATTGTCTTCTTCAACCACCTTACAAGAAGCCAGAACCCCTTCGGTCGGCTTTAGTCCACGGTCATGCAGCTCGCAGAGACCGTCCGGTCGGCGGAATGCGCACCACCCATCTTTCACTGTCGGCTGGATCATCGCTATTGGTTTTTCTTTCACTGCAAGATACCCTACCATCCACATTGTTTCTTTTAGCCTGTCAGCGTATCCGGCATCTATGATAGCTTCTATGTCTTTTGGCGTACCAATACAAGGAACCTCACACATGTTCTTGCATTTATCACATGTACAAGGTTGCTCCCATCTGTTATGATCTACGCCTACCAACTTCTTTATCCGTTCTACTTCTTCTTTCATATTATACTATCTCTGTTAGTTTTTCATAATACAACTTCATTTCCGGTGAAGCATATTCCATGAATGCTTCGAATAAGTGGGGTACCTCTATTATCATATTCACATTACAACCTTCTGCCTGTGAAAGCGATTCAAGATCATTACTGTATGAACATGTTACATGAGCTCCTACATTAAACACATGTAAATCTAATCTTACATATTCCATACATAAATCTAACGCTTTAAACAAGTTCTCTACCTCAATCTCCTGAAATAGGTCTATAAACATCCTTAAATCCATTATTTTACCACCCTTTCCACGTGTTTAATTAATACTACTGCTATTCCCTTACCGGTTTTTATCGCACATTCCGATCCTTTTATCCATTCTACACACCCTACATACTTTTCCGTAGCATGAAATCCGGGATTGTATTTTCCAGATGTACTGAACTCTACCGTATCCCCTACCTTCAGATCATCAAAAGCGACAGACCATGTGGTCCAAATTCTATCATGTCTCCCAGGCTGAATGGCCCCAATTACGCCCTTCTTACGACCGTTTTTTATTGCCCTTAGTATTATCTTTCTATCACCTTCAATAAGGCTGCAAAAACGCCCGTAAAAGGTCAAATCAACCTGTTTTCCTCCTATTTCTTCTCTTATTTTTGTTATTCTGTTCATTTTCTGATTTTGTTTTATTTTTTTCTTTGTTTTTTCTATCTTCTATAGAAGATGATAATAACATTATCTTTTCTATGTTACTTTTTGACTGTAAAAAAGAATCGCATTTCATTACTACTACCACCTTCTTAAGTTCCCCATTATCGTATAGCGATACACGCATCATGTTTTGCGCCTCGTCCACTATCAGACCTGGAGTAGTCTTAGCCATTTTGCGTAGCTTATTATACTCCGGTCTTTCCATTTCCTCTGTTTATTACTCTATAGTATTTATCTTTATCTCCCTCTTCCAACTTCTCCAGATAGAAAATTCCATCATGCAAATGAGACAAACAAAACCTGTATCCGTATTTCTGCGTTCTTCTTACATGATCCCGCAGTCTTATTTCTTCACTTTTGTCTTGTACTTTGATCTTAATACTGTCTCCTTCTTTGATTGTGTATAAAATAGTTTGAATCTCTTCTTTTTTCATCTTATAAAATATTTTAACGGCAGCACCTATACTCACGCACCACTACTGCCTTATGTTTAACAATTAAATACTTAACTCTTCAATGGTCAAGCCTTTTTCTTTTGCCCATTTTAACATTGCGCATAATTCTGTTTCTGACTTATATTTCGGATCACGCCACGCCCATCCGAATTTATCCAGGACATGATGATATAATTCGTCGGCTTCTGCCGTATGCACGTCATTGAATAAATACTCCGAACCTTCCGGTATAAGCGTTTCTGTTGTTGCGAAATTATGATATTGTATATAATGGAAGGCTTTCGATACTACATCATACCACGCATCTTCAGCTACGAACCCAAATTCTTTTACAAAAGCCAAAGTTAGATACATATTTAATAGCGCTGCCGAATCATATCCTGAATTTGGATTCTTTTCTATTATCTCTTTCTCAAACTCCTTTAGATCTTCAGGCCCGAAAAATATGTAACCCTGAACTGATTTATAATTTACCTCAGCATATTTTTTACACCTATCATCATTGATTATCTTACCAATGTTGGATAACATCATCTGTCGCCATCCATCACGGAACTCCACCTCTACCTCCATCCAATCAGTACCATAGTTATACTCTTTTGGGTGTCCGACTGATGTCACCTTTATATCTTTTACACCATATTCATAAAGACGTTCTTTAACCTTGTCTGCCCATTCTCGCACATAGGGTATGAACGCATTACAATAAGAATCAAAATCAAAATCCGACTCCTCTTCATATTCCGGCATCTCACTATACTCAAGCGAAAAGAAATGACGCGGGTCTGCTATTGTTTCATAAAAACTTACGTTAATGAAACAAAATTCGTTGGTTGTTGTTTTTAATATCATAACTTTTTGTATTTACGTACATTTTTCTTGCCATAGAATCTACACATGGCACGAATCTGACTATAAAATACTTTTGTCCTCCTGGCCTCAAAGTATTTAAACATTTCTTCATTCTTTGTTTCCCACACGTAATCCGTTTGAGAACTCATATGATTTTTATCCTTGCGTGAATAATGGTAATATGATACCACAACACGTTTCGCACCATTCTTTACAGGTGCGATATTCACATCTATGTTATTATCTGTCATATTATTATTGTTTCATTATACAAATACAAAGAGCGCATACCTTCACAGGCCGGCGCTCCTTTCAATAAAAATGAAAAAACTAACATTACATAAACATATTGTTTTCTGCTCTTTATTACAATACTTTTGTTCCGCAATTATTATATCTTCCGTACTCTTTTTTCGTATCATTCAAGATTTCAAACACCATCTTCTTGTGATCTTTGTTTGGTAACTTGTCTTTAACGGCCGATATCACGCCCGCTATAGACGTAAAACCTGAATCTGTTATTGAACACAGCAATAATCCCCTTTCGTCGCCGGTGCTTATCGCTGACGCCTTTATAATATCATTCTTATATATTCTCATAACTCTTTTATTTTATTATTTGTGAGATGCCCAGAATCGAACCAGGACCGACACATACATACCGGCACGCCGCGTCATCCCCTCTATGATACAGAAATAGGCATGCCTATCCTCACGAACTGACATGCCAAAACCCAAAACTTAATTTGATGAATAAAATAGATTAACAAAAATACTATTCTAATTCTTTTATAATATCTTTCACAATATTCAGCCTTACCTCCTTCGTTTCTGGACTAAGACAACCAAACCATCCATAAAACGTTCTTGTTTCCTCTGGTTCTGTGGCCATACTTATCTTCTCTTCCAATTCCGGGAAATATATTCTCACCATTTCGTCTGAACGAAACTCATAGATATTTTTATGTGTTTTGAAATACATAAACACTACATTTCTTAACGCAACACATATGTATTCCCCATCCTCTAACCTATCAATCATCTCATATACCTTTTCCCATATGAATAATCGCTCTTCTTTTGTAAACATATCCTTCTTTATTTTTATGGTATTATTTGACTGTATGCAGACTTTTCCATGTACACAATATTATGCCCCTGTCCAAATATCTTCTTTGCCACCTCTTTCTTTATCGCACAATATCTCCCTGTACGATACGGATTCTTTTGATCTGATCCATCCTCGACTTCGATAATAAAACAACCTCCGTCATCTATTATCTTTTTGCAATTGTCACATATTTCTCCCGTGCATATATGATGCGGCGCCTGACCTTTGATATTATTTCCTAATAAAGCAATGCCCATATCTTCGCCACATATCATGCAGACTTCTATAGACGGATTCAATCCGTGTTCTGGATGTAATGTAATACCATCTTTCATTTTCTTTCCTCCTTTGTTTTTAATGTTGTGTGAGATCGCCGGAATCGAACCGACCTACTGCACCATGAATCCCATAAAGCAAATGCTCCGATCTTCGCAGACGGGAGCATTCTGTCTAAAGCATAAGAAAATTAATGAAGAAATTTTTCTCACTTGCGCCATAGCATCTAAAATAGCTATCAGCACTATTTCTATGACAAACATAATAGAGAATGTCTTAAATATTTTTTTCATATCTCCTCCTTTTTTTATCTGTTCTTTTCACGTTCCACAATAAACTGTCCAGGCTCTGCTCCGACCTACGTTCCACCTACAACCGCAGGCCTTAGCCCAAGGCGCCGCCTACTCCCCCTCTATGGCAGCCTGTTCGTACCTACAAAACCAGTCTCCATCTACACAACTATCACTACCCCATAATGAACACTCATCCCTATAACAATCATAAAAAATACACCTATCACAACTGTAATCCTTAACTTCTGCACAGCTAACTACCTTAGCATATACTATTCCATCACTGCCTTCTATTCCTTTTACCCCGAAAATAGAACCTTCTACCTCCTTACTCAAATCTAAGTCAGGCGCAAAGTCATATACGTTCATGTTGTTTATGTTTTAATTGTTAAACATTCCGATTGAAAAAAAAATACTCACATAATGCAGTCCTTAACTCTTACCTACAGAATACTGTCTTAAAGCTCTGCAATCCTTAATTTTGTTGGAAGAAACTACAAAATGCTGTCTTAAAGCTCTGCAATCCTTAATTTTGTTAGAAGAAACTACAAAATGCTGTCTTAAAGCTCTGATCTATTGAATTTTGTTGGAAAAAACTACAAAATGCTGTCTTAAAGCTCTGATCTATTGAATTTTGTTGGAAAAAACTACAAAATGCTGTCTTAAAGCTCTGATCTATTGAA